TATGGGAAATGGGAGCAATAATGCGCCTGCTACACAGGTTAGCACGGCAGTTATGATTAAACAAATGATCTCACAGGACAGTGTAAAGAAGAAATTTGCAGAAGTCCTGGGACAGAAAGCACCGCAATTTCTGGCGTCGATTGCCAATGTGGTCGCAGGAAGTTATCAGTTGAAACAGTGTGATCCTAATACAATTATGAGCGCAGCTTTTGTAGCGGCTACATATGATCTACCGATTGACAGCAATCTGGGGTTCGCTGCGATTGTTCCGTACAACAACAGCAAGTACAATCCGCAGACAAAACAGTGGGAAAAGCACATGGAAGCTCAGTTCCAGATCATGTACAAAGGGTTTATCCAGCTTGCAATCAGATCCGGTAACTATAAAAGAATGAATTATGCAGTAGTGTATGAGGATGAATTGGAAAGTTACAATCCAATAACTGGAGAAATTAAGTTCGTAGATGACTTTTCAAAATGTACATTGAGATCGAAGGGCGTAGAGGAAACGGTAGCAGGATATTATGCAAGATTTGAACTGAAACAGGGTTATATCCAGGAACTCTATATGACGAGGCAGGCGGTTGATAACCATGCTCGTAAATATTCAATGTCCTATAGAAACGACATCGAAAAAAATAAGAAGAGCAGCAAGTGGACTACCGATTTTGAAAGCATGGCGTTAAAAACTGTTATCAAGTTACTCCTTAGCAAGTGGGGAATTTTATCTATTGAAATGCAGAATGCGATCCGGGACGATCAGAAAACATATGATGAATACGGTAACGGAACATATGGAGACAACCAGCAGGACGCAATCGAGACAGAGAACGTGTTCGGAATCGAGGACAAAGAGCAGACACCAGAGGAAGATCCGGAACTTGCAGGCTTAGGATTGGAGGAAGTACAGGAATAGGAGGTAATGAAACATGGAGTTGACGGCTGAAAATTACTACTCTGCGGAAGCAGATAGAGAATATATGTCGGTATCACAGTTTAAGGACTTTGCTGGTACCTACGGAAGAGTTGGCTGTGAATATACAGCCATGGCAAAAATGAAAAAAGAATGGATCATGCCAAAGACAACGCCGCTTCTGGTTGGAAGCTACGTTGATTCATACTTTGAGGGCACTCTGGATCAGTTTCGCAAAGAGAATCCTGACATATTTACACAGAAAGGCGAACTGAAAGCACCGTTCAAAAAAGCTGAGGAAGTCATAACCAGAATAGAAAGAGATCCTTTTTTCATGCAATGCATGAGCGGAAAAAAACAGGTCATTATGACAGGAGAACTATTCGGGGCAAAGTGGAAAATAAAAATGGATTCCTATATTCCGGACAAAGTTATCGTGGATCTCAAAGTCATGGCGTCAATCACAGACAGCAAGTATGTGAGGGACGTTCAAGGAAGAATGGATTTTGTGAGGTTCTGGGGGTATGACATCCAGGGCGCGGTATACCAGGAAATCGTAAGACAGAACACCGGCAAGTTACTTCCGTTTTACATTGCTGCAGCATCGAAAGAAGAGGAGCCAAACATCGAGGTAATCCATGTGACAAACAATTTTCTAAAAGATGCACTCAGCATTGTAAGGGCGAATATGCCGAGAATTTTAAGAGTAAAAAGAGGAGAGGAAAAACCGGACAGGTGCGAAAGATGCGATTGCTGCAAGCACACAAAGGTTTTGACCGGTCCTATATCTATTTTGGATTTAGTAGAGGATAATTGATGAAATTGTCCGGCAGAATGGCGGTGATGATATGGCATGGATAAGCGTTCACGAACAGGTCATAGGTGGAAAACTCCGGGAGCTGTCAAAGGAAATCGGATGCTCTCAGAACGAAGCCCTGGGGATCTTAATTCGATTCTGGCTGTGGGGAATTAACAACGCGGACAAGGAAGGAAAGATCATAGGGGCAGACAAAGAGGATATTGAGGAAGTTCTTGCAGTAGGAAAGAGCAAAGACCTGTCAGCGAATGAGATCATCGAAGCTATGATAACTACCGGCTGGTTAGACGTTGAAGAGGATCGTTTCTTTATCCATGACTGGGAAGAGTGGCAGGAACAATGGTATAAGTTCATGGACAACAAAGAAAAAAGCGCAGAGAGGCAGCGCCGGTACAGACAGAACCGAAAAGCAAAACAGACGGCAGAACCTCCGGAAGAGACACCTAAAATTCCAGAGAAACCAGCGGAGCAGCCAAAGAAAAAGGAAAGCGGCTACACCACTGATTTTGAAAAGTTCTGGCAGACATATCCGAGAAAGGTCGGAAAAGGCGAGGCTTATAAGAAGTATAGGGCGAGGTTGAATGACGGATACAGCCCGGATCAGCTACAGGAAGCAGTTACAAACTATGCAGCCAAAGTAGCCAAGGAACATACGGAAGAGAAGTATATTAAGCACGCAAAGACGTTTCTAAGTGATACATTACCGTTCACAGATTTTATAAAAAAAGAGCAATCGCAGCAGGAAAGCACACCTCAGTACGAAGAGGGAGGCAATCCATTCAGTCAATACAAGTAAGGAGAAAACATGGGAGACATCGGCAATACAGCATCAGACGTACTGGATAAGATCATAAGCGAACATCAGCCGGACAGGAATCCGGAAGATTACCTAAAAGGTAATATCCTCTATTGCGGTAAATGTCATACAGCAAAACAAAGAATTGTATCTTTTCCACTGTTTGACAGTTCCGACCGCAAAGAGGAAAAGGTAGTACGGTGTATGTGCAAATGTGAGTCCGAGGAAAGAGACGCCAGGATCAAGGAAGAGGAATACCGGCAGGAAATGATGAAGATAGAACGGCTGAGAGAAGCAAGTTTGATTGGATCAAAGCTGAGAAATGCTTCACTGAAAACTTTCCAAACGACGCCGGAGAACAAAAAGTTATTCACTATTGTGAGTAACTATGTGGATAACTTCGACGATATGTATAAATCCGGGGAAGGACTCTTACTGTGGGGACCGGTCGGAACCGGAAAGAGCTATGCAGCAGCTTGTATTGCAAACGAGCTTCTGAGACGGAGCGTATCTGTGGTTATGACGTCATTCGTAAAGATACTCCAGGCTATAGGGGACGTGAAAGTAGACGAGAGTACATACATGGCAAGGCTCAACTCAGCAAAGCTGCTGATCCTTGATGACCTGGGAACAGAGAGAGACACAGGGTTTGCAATCGAAAAGGTATATAACATCATAGACAGCCGGTACCTGGCAGAAAAACCATTGATTCTGACAACGAACCTTGATTTCCAGGAAATGACGAATTGCCAGGATCTCAGATACAAGCGAGTCTATGACAGAATCTTTGAGAAATGCTACCCGGTAAGAGTCGCCGGGAACTCCTGGAGAATGGGAGAGGCGGCTAAAAGGTTCGATGAAATGAAAAAAATACTGGAGGGATAGAATATGGCATTAACAAAAATCGCAGAAATCAGCATCAACAAGCTGGAAGACAGAAAGACAGTGACGGCTATTCTCCATGAGAACGGATATACCGTAGGACCTGGGAAGAGACGCAGAACGCAGACAGGGAAAAGTCTGGATTATTACTTGAAGATCTACCAGGAAGAGGGAACAGACGTGGGAAGGAGTGATAATGAGTAATACGACAGAGAAACCGGAGGTATGCGATATGAAACGAATATCATTCACGATCCCGGGTAAACCGTTCGGAAAGCAGAGACCGAGATTTACAAAGACTGGATCTTACGTCAAGACATACACACCAAAAGAAACGGTGTCGTATGAGAATTATATCAAGCTCTGCTACCAGGAGACCGCGAAAGGCAGGAAATTCCCGGACGATGCAATGCTGGATGTCCGGATCATTGCTTATTACGATATTCCAAAATCTACCAGCAAAAAGAACCGGGCGTTGATGTTGGAACATCGCATGAGACCTGGAAAAAAACCAGACTGGGACAACATTGGAAAAACAATTTGCGATAGTCTAAATGGGATAGCTTTCCATGACGACGCCGCTGTTGTGGATGCCCAGGTAAGAAAATTCTACTCACAAAACCCAAGAGTAGACGTCACGATAAGAAGAATCGAGGAAGGAGAGTTGTAATGTTAAGAACAATTTTACAGATTATTTATATTGTATTTGCTTCTATCGCATTCTTAGGGGCGATAACGAAAAGGAAAGAGAAGGGCTATATTGCAGTATTCGCAATTATCGCGCTTGCGATCACTATATTTAGTATGTTTTAACAAGGAGGAATACACATGGCAGACATTGAAAAGGTTGACGGCGAAATTGTAACCGGCGGCACGACCGAACAAACAACAGAACTCCAGAAGTTGGAGTTCAGACTTATCAATCCGACAGAGGGAAACTTCCTGCGGAGAATTGACTGGAATAAGGACGAACTTGAGGCAGCGGTAAAAGCCAGAGTTGCTGCATACCAGAACGTAGCTTATACCGAGGAAATGATGAAGGAAGCCAAGACAGACAGAGCAGAACTTAACAAGTTAGCGAAGCGTATCGAGGAAGGACGAAAGAAGGTCAAGGATATTGTAAATGAGCCTTATGCTGTATTCGAGGCAGAGCTGAAAGAGGTAACACAGATCATTAAGGATGCAACCGGACCGATCGACCAGCAAATCAAAGAATTTGAGAACCAGCAGAAAGACCAGAAGAAACAGAAACTTCTCACAATCTACCAGGATAATATTGGAGAGCTTTCGAAGATTCTTCCGTTTGAGAAGATCTTCGATCAGAGATACCTCAATGCGACGTTCTCATTTGCAAAGGCTTCACAGGAGATTAAGGACAACATCCAGAAGGTCAAGACCGACCTGGAGACGATCGACGGCATGGATAGCAAGTACGTTTTGAATGTCAAGGACGTATATGTGAAAACGCTGGATCTCTCAAAGGCAATGGCTGAGAATAAGAGATTAAAAGATCTGGAAGAGAAGCTGGAAGCCGACAGAAAAGCAAAAGAAGAGGAAGAGAGAAAACGCTTGGAAGCTGAGGCAGAGAGGAAACCAAAAGAGGAAGCTCTGGAAGCCGAGAGACAGGCAGAGGAAACCAAAAAAGAGGAAATCGTTCCGGGAAAACCGGAAAATGAACCGGAAAATGTAGAAAACGAGACAGAAAACGAAGAAACGGAGCAGACCGTTCCGGAAAATGAGCAGACCGTTCTGGAAAGCACCAGCACCGGACAGGGAGTGCAGAATGTATTCTTTGCGGAACCGGAGAAAAGATACAAGGCAACGTTCTATTGCATCGGTACTCTGGATCAGATCAAAGCTCTTGGAAAGTTTATGAGAGACAACAACATGGAATACGGAAAGGTGGAGAAGTGATATGCAGGAAGAGTTTATTAAGAAAATGACTCTTGACTCTGACATATTCGATCAGCTCAGAACGGATGCCAATTTTGTTTTGCAAAGGCTGATCGGAAATATGCTTGAGAAAGAGTCAGACGAAGGAACTATGACATTGAAGTTGGAAATATCATTCGACAATGAATTTATCCCGAACTACGACAAGAACGTTGACGGAGAAACCAGAGAGATTCACAAGCCTAAGTTCAAGCATAAGATAACGTCCAGCGTACAGATTAAAGACGAGAAGAGTGGAAACATGGACTCTGAAATGGAGCTGGTTATGGATGAAAACGGCTGCTATGTATTAAAACCTATAGCCAATACAGAACAGCGATCGCTCTTTGATGATGATTTCCAGGACGAGAAGGAAAACGAAACAGAAGAGCAGGACGATTCAACCGCTCTTCCTGGCAGAAAGATTATGGGGCTTCCTGGAGAGGTAAGCGATCCTGGCGTGATTGATTGATTGATGTAGAGGCGACAGAGATTACAGAGGCTCCGGGAGAGAACGACCAGGAAGAACCGGCAGACGCAACAGGCGCGCTGTTTGATGATGAATTTGATCCTAAAGACCTTCCGTTTGCAGACGACGGAGAGGATAACAACGATGACGACGGATACAGCTATGACGATCCAGCAGAGGAGGAATAAAATATGAGTACAATGAGAAAAGTCGCAAGAAATATGGCAAGAAATATGAGCTACAATCAGTCCGGCACAACAAGCGGATTCCATTACTTCTTTGAGAAGATCTGGAGAGAAAAGACCGGGCATCCGGTAAATAGAAATGCCATAGGAAGTCCGAGCGCCACAAAGAAGGGACACCACCCGAAGTATAACTAAGCAACATAATAAATACTGGCGGCTGCTCATTCGGGCGGCTGCCAGAGTTTGGAGGATAGCATGAGTAACATTGAAACTGAAAAAGAGATTGCCGAAGCGCCTAAAGATGCTGTGAGCCTTGACGTGCAGGCAACGAACACAAGATTTATAGGAGCTGGTCAGAGGCGCCGGATCGTAAAGCAGCCAGTAGTCAATGCAAATATCAAGGCGAGCGTAGAGCTTGGAATCGTATCTATTTCAGACAGAGACAATGATGTGATGCTTACAGTGAGAATCGAAGATATGACGGCGATACTTGCAGCAGTATACGGAAAGGCAAAGGAGGAAGAGGAATGTACCAAAACGGAAACAAAGGAAGCTTCGGAAACTGCTCCGGATGCGGACAGAGAATAATCTGGATCAAAACCACGGCAGGAAAGAATATGCCATGTAACCCTACTCTGGTAAATTACACGACCGGAGGAAAAGAACGGATCGTTACACCACAGGGAACGGTTGTCGCAGGAACGATCGCAGAAAACGCCACCGTAGCAGACGGCGCAGGGTACATATCACATTTTGCCACTTGCAAAAAGCGAGGGCTGTTCAAGAAATAAGGAGGTAAGTCGTTGAAAGTTGATTTGGATAAAACCGGAATGGTCCACCTAGTATGCGGAACAAACCCGGCCGGGGATCTCAGAGAGGATCTGGGAAAGAAGAAGCTCGGATATTCCGAAAATGGAGAATGGAGCTGGGATGCGGACGAGCTTAGAAAATTTGACAATCCGCAGCTACTCAATCTGTATAAGAAACTCAGAGAGTAAAAAGAAAGCCCCGGTGCTTATTTCCACACCGAAGCCATCGTGAATGATATCGACAATATGATTATAAGGCAGAGGAAAAATTAAGTCAAGGAGGTAAGCAGTCATGGGAAAGGCGAAAGACAATGTTACAAGATATGTGCTGTCTGAGAATCAGATCAGCAAAATAGCAGCCATAGCAGCCGATGAAGGAGTTAGATCATACAAGGAAGAGCACCAGAGGACAGAGAAGGAACGGCAGAACCGAATCCAGAACAACGCAAAGATCCTTATTAAGAACTACAGGAGATTTAAGGGATTGTGCGAGCAGTCGGTATATGAGATCGACGATGCAGACGATCCAGATTTGAAAGACATCCTGGAAATGATGCAAGGAAAATCGAACAAGAGTTACGAGATTGTAAGCATCAAAGACCGGGTAGTAAGAACAAAAATAATAATGGACCATGTTGATACAATGATCGGCGTGTACAAAAAGCAGTGCGAGGTATCAACAGATCCGGAAGAGTTACGGAGATACAGAGTTATTGAGGGCTTATATCTTGCAGAGGAGCCAAAGAGCGTAAGAGACATCGCAGAGGAGGAATCCATTACAACCTCTACAGTATACAGGGATGCTGAAAAGGCATTTAGAAAACTTGCGATACTGTTTTTCGGTATAGACGGAGTAAGATTTTAGATCATTCCTACCATGTATGCGAAAAATATGCGATTGACGTGAAAATTGTTCCGATGTAATATGATAAAAGCCGAACAACCCAAAGTGTCACTCTTTTAGAGGAACCATGTGTTTCCCTCCAGTGCGGAGCCAGGGGCTACCTGGTTCCGTGTAAGGGAACACGGTTGAGGCTATGAATTGCCATATTCATAGAGAAAGAGCCGCCGTAACAAGCGGCTTTTTTGCTGGATAAAAAGTGGCACAAACCCAGTAAAATCAAGGGTTTCATGTTGATATGTACCCTGGATATGGTATAATATAAGTGAATAAAAAAACAGAACCGCGCTACCTGGTAAGTAATCGGTTCTGTCTGCCAACATCCGAAAGGAGTTGTTGAACTCAGTATATCAACTCTTCCGGATGAAATCAAGACGAAAAGGAGAATTTTATCATGGAAAGAGAAAACACAGGAAAGAGAATTTGTTTATTGGATCTGAACTACACGCTGGTTAGTAACCAAATGGAAACAAGAATGCTTAGACCGTTTTCCAGAAGAATGGAGGGCGAGGAGTATCGCAAGGATCTTCTGGAAGCAATCAAGGATGATTATGTTATCATCATCACGGCAAGACCGAATTACCAGCAGAAAGAGACAATGGAGAACGTGTTTAAGAAAACTGGTTGGAGACCGGACGAGATCTATTTCAACGATATTAACGGCCAGCCACCGGTATTCAAGGAATCAGCATTACAGCGTTTCATTTTTCCAAAGCATGGCACGGATCCTACGCAGTATTATGCAGTGGAGAGCAACCCACGAACCAGATCAATGTATGCAAAGTACGGAATCGAAGCAGAACCGTATGCTACATTCATAAAAAAAGCAGGCACTCAACAGGCACCAAAGGAGCCGGAACCTCAGCAGTTATCTCTTTTCGATATGCAGTAATTTAATAGCGAGCATTACAGCGGCACACTGGATTTAGTCTGGAGTGCCGTTTTTATGCAATAAATTTCCAGAAAAGGAGGATGACACATGGAAACAAAGGTTATGAAGCTGGCAGCCATACAGCCTGCGGACTATAATCCGAGAGTGAAGCTCCAGGAAGCACACTTCGAATACCAGGCATTATCAGCCAGCCTTGACGAGTTCGGTTTAGTTGTTCCGCTTGTGGTAAATATCCAGACCGGGAACCTGGTAAGCGGACATCAGAGGTTGAGCGTAATGCTTGCCAAGGGCGTTGAAGAGACAGAGGTTGTTATCGTAGATATGTCGCTGGAGAAGGAAAAGGCATTGTGTATTGCGATGAACAAAGTCTCCGGACAGTGGGATTACGGAAAACTGGCAGACATCATGGAGGAACTGGAACAGGCAGACATTGACACCACGGTAACAGGATTTAGCGATAATGAGATCGCGGAGCTGCTGGATGAACTGGACGAAGGAGCCGGAGAGGTTCCGGATGTAGAAGGAGTTGCCAAAAAGGACGATACCAAAGAAGGAATCCCTTGCATCGTCGGCGAGTATAAGTTCCGGATCTCAGAAGAACCGTACAAAGATATGATGGCTGACATCAGAGAAAAGGTCGGATTTTCAAAAGAAATGGTAGAGGCTGAATTGAAGAGGAGGTTATTCGGATGATTATTGAGACAATACGCCTGGAAGATCTGCACGAAAGCCCATTCAACCCAAGAGTGAAGCTGACGCCAGATTCTAAAGAATATAAGAGTATAGCGGCAAGCATCCGGGAGTTTGGAATGGTGGAGCCGCTTGTAGTAAACAGACACAACATGAATGTGATCGGAGGACATCAGAGACTCCAGGTATTAAGAGACAGCGGAGTTGAGGAAACAGAGTGCGTGATGATTGATGAATCCGATCCTGTAAAAGAAAAAGCATTATGTGTAGCTCTCAACAAGATCAAGGGAGACTGGGATATGGATAAGCTGGCAGAGCTACTGTCGGATGATGAAGTATCAGTATTTCCTACAGGATTTGAAGAGGGAGAAGTTGATCTCAGCAAATATCTGGATACAGATCCGGAAGATATACCGGTGGAAGATTCGGAGGAAAGCACGGACGATCCGGAGGAGGACGAAGGATCAGAAAGCACCACAGTAATCAAGATCGGCACATTCAAGTTCACGGTAACAGCTACGGAATACCAGGAGTTACTTAATTCCATACGAGACAGCGGTATTTTCGACGCAGAGGGCATGAAAGCCGAAATGGTAAGGAGGATACTCAATGATTAAACTTGTGCCTATTGACGCCGTGAGGGCGTCAGAATACAATCCTAGAAAGAACGATGAAAAGCGCCTGGCTTTAACGGAAATGTCACTCCGGAAGCTGGGCTTTTTGCTGCCTATCTACGCAGACGCAGAGGGAGAGATCTTATCCGGGCATCAGAGACACCTTGTAGCAACCAGAATGGGATTTAAGCAGATCCCGGTTCAGTATGTAGACGGTATGGATCTGAATACAAGAAAGACAGTCAACGTACTGTTCAACAGGGCAACAAATGACCTGGCAAAACAGGACACTTGCGATAAGATCAAGAAGAAACTCTATAACCTGGATATACAGAGTATGACAGAGGCGATCCCGGATATTGAACCCGGCACAGAGGAGTCATATCCGTGCGTATACGCTGCAAGGCGCTTTGATACTGTGCAGCTCGCAAAGAACAACCACCGTAATTTTGATTCCCATATGAAAGCATTAGCAAAGGCACTGGAGGGAAAGGTTGGCAGCACAATGCCGGTTGTAATCTCACAGGAAGGAGAAGTAATAAACGGCATCGGACGGTTACAGGTAGCCGTAGAGTCCGGAAAGAAGTTTATCCAGTGCGTAGAGGTAAGACCGGAACAGGAGGAGTTCGCAAGAGCAATGCTGAATCTCCTGTCAATGGATTTCTCCATGGAATCGGAGTATGCAGACGTACTCAGATACAATTCATTCATGCGAGAACGCAATACCAGGGAAACAGACGCCGAAGGAAACTGCGCCCTGGGAGACGGATTTTTCAAAGGCCTTTTCCCGAACAATAATGGAAGAGACTTTTTCAAACTGGAAGGAGACGTGCTGAAAGCGTGGGTAAATAAGTACGGAGATAAGATCGTAGATTTCGGGGCTGGAAAGCTGAACAACACAAGGACATTGAGAAATGCCGGAGTGTTCTGTTCTGCATTCGAGCCTTATTTTGTTACAACCGGAGATACAATCCACAAGGCAAAGAGTCTGGAGATAGCCGAGAAGTTCCTGGAAGAGGTCGAGAGCGGCGTTCCTTATACGTCGGTATTTATATCCTCGGTATTTAATTCCGTGCCGTTTATGGCAGACAGAAAGAAGATAGCGACCATTGCTGCAGCACTTTGCAAGCCAAATGGTAAAGTCGTGTGCTGGTGCCAGAGTAATGAAGCGCATCAGTTCACGGCGACAAAGAAAAAGTCCGTATCTGGAGAGGTAAGGCTGACATTCGATCTTGACTATGAGCCTAACACGATCCTGGGAGATATATCTAAGCATCCGAAGGTGCAGAAAGGACATCTGAGATCAGAAATGATTGATATATTCGGTCCGGTATTCAAAACAATATTGAGACTGGACGAAATACAGAAGTTCTGGTACCTGGAGGCTAAAGATCCTACAGTAAACCTGGAGGATCTGGGAGAGGCACTGGATTTTGAGTTTAACCTTCCATATCCGGACGGAACCACTATGGGATTGAACGAGCGAGCCAGGGAAGCATTTGAAAAGCGCCTGGGAGTAAAAATACCGAGGAAAGGAGGAACGGAAGATGCAGAATATTGACAACGTAAGCCCGGAGGGCAAGTGGGAGTTTGACAGCGAAGTAGCGAAGTGCTTTGCGAATATGCTGGAGCGTAGCATCCCGGATTATAAGAGTATGCGAAGCCTGGTGTATGAGCTTGGAGAAAAGTTCGTAACGCCCGGTACCTGGATCACTGACATAGGATGCAGTACCGGTTTAGCGGTCGAACCATTCTATAACCGTCATGTCGAGGGAAACTGTTACTACCTAGTAGACAACTCAGATGCCATGTTGGAAGAGTGTATGAGTAAGTTTAGGGTAGGCATAGAGGCAGGAAATGTAAAATGTGTCAACGGCAATTTCTACGAGCTGCCGCTTATGCCAAATCAAAGCCTGGTACTCAGCATCCTATCATTACAGTTTATGCCTACAGCATACAGGCAGAGTATCATCAACAACATATACAATCAGTTAAACCCCGGAGGGGCGTTTATCCTGGTAGAGAAGATCGTCTCAGACGAAGGGACTGACGATCTCATGGTAGACTCTTACTACAACATGAAGCGGGCGAATGGCTACACCGATGATAAGATCATGGCGAAGCGCAAGAGCTTAGAAAATGTGCTGTCTCCACTGAAAGCGGAGTGGAACGAAGATATGTTGCATGAGGCAGGATTCCGGAATGTAGATACGTTCTGGCGCTGCCTCAATTTTTGCGGTTGGATTGCCATTAAGTAACCCAGAGAGTACCACGGAAGGAGGTAGGTGTGTATGCCTAAACAAGCCGAGAAGCCGTGGGAACGCCAGCCAGGGGAAAGCGTACAAGCCTATGAAGCCTTTACTATTTACCGTGATCTGGGGCTGAAAAGGTCAAACCATGAAGTCTGCGAGAGGCTGTCTAAGAGTAGGCAGCTTATTTCCAGGTGGAAAGCAAACTATGACTGGGATGAGAGAGCCAGGGCGTGGGATAACGAGCTACAGAAGGAAGCCCACCGGGAAGCTGTGAAGGATCTAAAAGATATGACGAGCAGGCATGTAAAGATCTCAATGCAACTACAGAAGAAAGCCCTGGAAGCTCTCAGCAACCTAAAACCAGAAGAAATGTCTCCAAAGGATATTAAAGAGTTTATAAAAATGGCAACCGATCTGGAGAGACTGAACCGAATGAGTTCAGCCACAAAGGACGAGAGCATAGAGGAAGAGGAGCAACAAACATCGGTAGATATATACCTACCAGCAAAGGAGAGCGACGATGAATAAAGTTATAAGACCTCAGAAAGGACCGCAAGAAAGATTTCTGGCTACCACAGCGGAGATTGCCATTTACGGCGGTGCTGCCGGAGGAGGAAAAACATACGCGATCCTCATGGAACCGCTGCGGTACATATACACCAAAGGGTATAGAGCGGTAATATTCCGTAAGAATTTCAACCAGATATTCGCATCCGGCGGTATATGGGATGAAAGCAGAGAAATGTATAGCGATATATCCGGAGCCAAATCTGTACAGACACCAAAATTCAAGTGGTCGTTTAAGAACGCGGCTCATGTTTATTTTGACTTCCTGGGGCGCGACGCCGACGTGGAGAAGTGGCAAGGATCACAGATAACATTCATAGGATTTGACGAGCTGACGCATTTTACAGAGCGCCAGTTTTTTTATATGCTGTCACGAAATCGTTCGACTTGTGGAGTAAGACCATACATCAGAGCTACTTGCAATCCGGACGCCGACTCATGGGTGGCAAAATTCATTGAATGGTGGATAGACCAAGAGACCGGGTACCCGATACCGGAGAGATCCGGAAAAAAACGGTACATGGCAAGAATTGAGGCAGACGACGATGTGATCTGGGCTGATACCAGACAGGAGCTACTTGATAGGGGAATCCCACCGGAGAAAATAAAGAGCGTAACCTTTATCGCAAGCACGCTGGAGGACAACAAAATCTTAATGGAAAAAGATCCTGGATACAAGGCAAACCTGGAGTCGTTACCTCTGGTAGAGCGTGAGAGACTGCTTCACGGAAACTGGAAAATCAAAGCGGCAGCCGGTATGTTCTTTAAACGCGTACAGATCGGATCGATCCTGTCAGAGGTTCCGGATGATCTGGTAATGGTTGTGAGAGGCTGGGACCTTGCGGCAACCGACGTAGACGAAAACGAGGATGCAGCCTTTACGGCAGGCGTTCTTATGGCAACAAGAAGCAATGGAAGGTTCGTTGTTATTGATGTTATCAATCAGCAGTTGAAAGCCGGTGACGTCCGGAAGCTGGTTAAAACCACAGCCGCAGCAGATAACGCGAAGTACGGTTATGTGAAACAGAGACTTCCACAAGATCCAGGACAGGCAGGAAAAGAACAGGCAGAGTCCTATATCATGATGCTTGCCGGTTACGATGCAGTAACAAGGCAAGAGTCCGGAAGCAAGCAGACAAGAGCAGAGCCTATGGCTGCACAGTGGCAGATCGGAATGTTTGATGTCGTTGCTGGTGCCTGGAATGAAGAGTATTTTAATCAATTAGAATCATTCCCGGAAAGCAAGTTCAAGGATATGGTAGACGCCGGATCATCGGCGTTTAATGAGCTTACACTGGGAACACAATTCAATATCAACAATCTGTTATAGAAAGAAGGTGAGAAAGTGGACGATATACAGAAAGCCCGGTATGAAGAAATGCGAATAGCACAAAGAGGAGCTGCGATCATTGATGGAACGCAGGACAACTTCCGGGGCGACGGCTACAGCAATATGCTGAATAAAGCCGGAACGAAGCAGGATAACTCTATGGCATATCAATATGACGCTGAGCCGTTTGTTATGGATATGGAGCTTATACGGCTGTATGAGGGCAATGGTTTATTCGCAAAGATCATTAACCGACCAGCAGAGGAAGCTGTAAAGCATGGACTTGATATTGATTTCGGAGACGAGGATATATCGGAGTACATTGAGGACGAGTTGGACGATCTCGGATTTGAAAACAAATTCGCAACAGCGGAGAAGTGGGCAAGACTCTACGGAGGAGCAATCATCGTAATGTTGGTAGACGACGGCAGAGGATTAGAGGAGCCGCTTGATTGGAACTCTGTTCGATCCCTGGAGGAGCTGAGAGTGTTTGATCGGTCCATTGTGCAGCCGGACTATACAGGGCTGTATAATTTTAATTTCATGGATAGCATCGACAGCGGAGAAGAATTTGGAGAGCCTGAGTATTACCAGGTTTTTTCTATTTACGGATATTTTACCGTGCATCGGTCCCGATGCCTGGTGTTCAAGAATGGAGAACTTCCAGAGCAAACTACAAATGCCCTGTATCGCTACTGGGGCATACCGGAATATGTGAAGATCAAGAGAGCACTGCGAGAGTGCATTACAGCACATGAGGACGGTGTGAAGCTCCTGGAAAGATGCGTACAGGCGATTTACAAAATGAAGAATTTGTCAAATATGCTGGCGACAGACGACGGAGAAAATAAGGTGTTGCAACGACTCCAGGTTATAGATATGGCAAGAGGAATCCTCAATTCCATAGCCATTGATACAGACGGAGAGGACTACGATTACAAGCAGCAGACGCTCACAGGGGTAAAAGACATCATCGACGTTACCTGTAATATGCTGTCTGCGGTTACGGATATTCCCCAAACGATCTTATTTGGCAGATCCCCCTCTGGAGAAAATTCTACTGGGGAAAGTGACACTGAGAACTACTACAACATGGTAGAAAACATCCAGAAACAGAACATGAAGGGAAATGCCCGAATAGTCGTAGATTTGAAGCTGATCCAGGGAGTCAAGAATGGCAGGATCAAACAAAAGCCAAAATACAAAGTCAAATTTGCTGCGCTCTGGTCTATGTCTGAAACAGAACAGACAACGGTTGAAAAGACAAAGGCAGATACAGAGTACGTCAAGGCTCAGACTGCCGGATTATACATGGATCACAATGCCGTTGATCCGTCAGAAGTCCGGAAGCAGCTTGCAAAAGAGGGAGAGTTCGAGATAGAGGATCTGATAGCAGAGGGAGATCTTGACACCACAGCATTAACACAAGATCCGGAAACCATAGACAATACCGGAGAGGCAGACGCAGACCAAGACCTGGGAGCGGCTGCTATTTTGGTTGTTAAAGACGGAAAGATCTTGTGTGCATCCAGAAGCGATCGACAAGGTATCTGCGGTCCTGGAGGTCACATTGAAGAGGGAGAAACACCGGACAATGCAGCTACCAGAGAGGCTATGGAGGAGTTCAATATTGTTCCCCTAAGCCTAATACCTTTTGGAACTTACAAAAGCAGCACAGAGCTATATATAAGCTCAAAACTATACTTCACAGATCAGTTCTACGGAGATCCGGAGGCAGACGGTGTGGAAATGCTGGATGCACAATGGCTCAGCATGGAAGAACTGGTACAAAAGAACTTGTTTCCTCCATTTAAGGAGAGCTTGCAGCAGTTTGTTCAGTTTTTGAATGGAGGCGGCGAGAATGGAACAGAAATACATTAACGAGGAACTAAGGGCAAAGACCGAGAAGAAATTTTACGGTCACAATGTCCTTTTTTCTAAATATACTCCACAGATACCGGCATCCGCTGAGAGAGAATATCAGAGATTGGCAAATGCCTACATGAAAATACTCAAAGAGGAGCTGGAGGCTGAATTGCCTGCATTGAAGGAAGTCTACAAAGTGGAGCGCGATGCTGAGGTAGCAGAAAACCGGAGAAATGATTCCATGGTCGATTTCTTCCTGGCAGTCCGGAGGCTGTTCAGCAGGATAAAGAATAGAGTAATGGTTCGGGTCCTCAGCTTCGGCCTGGAACGCAAGCTGCAGCAAGTGGCATTGTATTCCAGACGCATGACTACCAATGAATTTGCGAGAGCCTGTAAAGCAACCCTGGGTATCGACATCCGCAAGGATTACTACCTGGGATCTTTTTATGAGAAGCAGCTTGAAGCGTGGGCGAGCGACAATGTGGATCTGATAAAGACAATTCCGCATGACACTCTTGACAGAATGGAGCAGCTTGTACTCGACGGATATACCTCCGGGCGAACAACTACCGCCATGGCCAAGGACATTCAGAATGCCTACGGAGTAAGCAGACGCAAGGCATTACTTCTGGCCAGAGATCAAACAGCAAAGCTCAACGGAGAGATCCAGAGAGCACAACAGCTTGACGCCGGGATTACTCAGTATATCTGGGAAACTTCTGGAGACGAGCGAGTAAGAAGGAGCCACGCAGCACTCCAAGGAAAGATATTTAGCTGGAATGATCCACCGACAACGGAGGACGGCAGGCGGTGTCATCCTGGAGAAGATTATAACTGCCGATGCATTGGCAGACCGGTTTTCAACAAGAACACGCTGAATATCCCAGTGGATGAAAGCGATGTTACAGTCACAATTAAATAAGGAGGTTGCAATTATGGAACCAAAGACCAGAAGAGTCCGGCGTCGAGACTGTATCCGATTGGATAAAGACGACCGGACTTATTTTACAAACGAAGGATACTTGGTAGACCACCCGATCGTAACGTCGTGTGGGATATTCGAGTATGTCAATCCCGATGGTAGCGTTCGTCGAGAGTTAAGACTCCCAGAACACGTTTTTGCCGAGCAATCACTGAAAACGTACAAAGGGAAGCCGATCATTATTACTCACGATGCAGGCGTGGTTAATAAAGAGAATGTCGATAAGGAGCAAATAGGTACGATCCTAAGCGAAGGGTACCAGGACGGCGACGATGTTCGAGCAGAAATCATCATCCACAATACGGATGCTATGAAGGACTGCGGATTGAAAGAGCTGTCTCTTGGCTACAACCTGGATCTTATCGAGGAACCCGGAATCTGGAAGGGCGAACCTTACGACGCAATACAGACGAACATAACCATAAACCACTTGGCACTGGTTGCTTCGGCGAGAGCTGGGGAACAGGCCAGATTAAACATCGACGGCTCTGACGAGCCAGAATTAAAAGGAGGTAAAGTGATGTCAAAACCAGTAACAAAGAAAAGACGTGCCGATGAAGGCATTGATCTGACACCGGAGGAATTGCAGGAAGCCATTGCTCAGTACAAGGCGAATAAAGCCAGCGAGGAGCCTGTATCAGACGGCGACGATGAAACAACCGATCCAGCAGCAACCGATCCTGCAACAGAAGAAACTGCCGCAGACGAAGGAGAGGACGCAACAGCAACACCAGAGGACACTCTTGCGACGGTAAAGGAAAATTGCGAGAAGAGAGACTCTGAGGATCCCGACAACGTGGAGGGAGCGAAAGAAATTATTGCTCAGCAGGACTCCGATATTCAGAGTTTGATCGCAGCTCTTGAACAGGTACTTGCAGAGCTCAAAGGAAATGCCGATGAAGATGATCCTACACAGGAAGAGGAGAATGCAGACGAAGGAGAAGAGGATCCGGAAGGAGAAAACTCCGACGGCTCAGACGATGAAAGCCAGGGTATGAACGCAGACTCCGTAGATAAAATCGTCAGCGAAAAGCTGGCTATTTGTCTTGTAGGAAACAGACTCCACATGGACGGCCTGGAGAAAATGAGCATCCTTGCAGCGAAGAAAGCGATCATCAAGAAGGTTATGCCTACCATGAGAATGGACGGCAAGAGCACTGAGTACATCAACGCCATGTATGATATGGCAGTCGCACAGGCTTCCCAGCCTAAAGACGTAGGATACCAGAGACGGCAGATGACCGCAGGCAGAAAACTTACAAGAAAAGACTCTTCCCAGAATGTCAGCATGGCTGCATCTGCGAGACAGAGAATGATTAACAGAACCGAAGGAGGTAAATAAGAATGAGCGCACAGACAAATTACTCTTATAGCACACCGAAGGGTGTACCTGGTGGGAAATATGACATTTCTGATGATATTGTCAATTCCAGAACCAATGACGAGGCAGACGGCAAAATGAAGTTCGGTCTCGCCGTTGCTGTTGGATCCACACCTGGAACCAGCGTAAAAGTTCCGGTAGCCGGAACAACAAAAGAAAAGATCGAGGGTGTTACTCTCCACGCTGAGAATACCGAACAGGATATGAACGGCAAAGTCGTTATTAAGAACGGTGCAACGCTCGGCGTTATGACCAAAGGCCATGTGTGGGGCAGAACCGGAGAGGGCGCAGAGCCTACATACAGAGATAAGGCATATGTCATCGTGGACGGAGAGGATGCAGGATGCTTTACTCACAGAAGTGAAGCATATACGCGTTATGAGCAGTGCGAAAGCGGAGCTGCTGGAGCAAAACAGATTATTGCAAATGAAGGATCTGTTTCCGGACAGCAGATCAAGCTCGAAAGTGTGACACCTGTAGCGCCTGGTTACACTCCGGCTGTAGGCGATTATGTGGTCAGCAAACAGCGCCATGGAGCAACAGTTGACATCGGTGCCGTATTTGGCAATGCCAGCGATGACGGTATCGCTGTGATTGAATTATAAGAAGGAGGAACAGAATACAATGAACAAAACAGCTACCAAGTACAATCCGGCGATGCCATCCACCGGATATGACAGAGCGGACTATTCCGCACTGATGGCTTCCAACATCGTACCGGCTCTTGCAACAGACGCACTCCGCTTCGATAGCGCAGAGGATGCGTCTATTTTCTTTGCAAGAGAACTTGATTACATCAAGGCGAAATCCTATGACAAGATTTATCCAGAGTTCACAGCTCTGAACCACTTCCCGATCACACATGAGGTTCCGGAAGGTGCCGAGAGCACAACTTACTACAGCTACGAGAAAACCGGTATGGCTGCAATCATCAGCAATTACGCAACCGACCTTCCTAGAGCCGATGTAAAAGGAGAGCCTACAACGGCTTACATCAAGTCCATGGGCGATTCTTACGGCTACTCTGTACAGGAAATGAGAGCATCACGCCAGGCAGGAAAGAGCCTTGATACAAGAAAGGCTGAGTCTGCCAGATATGCGATCGACAGAACCACAAATACGATCGCGTTTGCCGGAGACAAGAAGCACAACCTCATGGGAATGCTTTCCACAGACAATAATGTACCTCTTTACACCCTCAGCAGCGTAGAAGTAGGCAGCGGCCAGAAATCTACAAAGTGGAAGGATAAGACAGCAAACCAGATCCTCGATGACATCAACGGAATGTTTGGATACCAGTCTGACCTTACACAGGATGTCGAAAGAGCTGACACACTGGCAATTCCTTCCGCAGCTTATATCGACATCAGCACACGTCAGATCCCTAACACTGGCTACACTGTAAAGAAATTCCTTCTGGAAAATGCGCCTTACTTAAAAGACATCATTTCTGCTCCGGAGCTTGCAGGAAAGAACAAAGAGACAAATCCTTACGGCTCGGATGTCGCTTTACTGTACACCAACGATCCGGAGAAGTTCAGCCTCGAAATTCCTATGAGCTTCTACCAGTACCCTTTACAGGCTAGAAACCTGGAGGTTGTAATTCCTTGCGAACAGCGTGTAGCTGGTATCATCATGTACTATCCGTTATCTGCACTTATCGCAGTCGGAATCTAAAAGAAGGAGGTAAAAATACATGGCTATCATCATTGAGAACACATCGCAGAAGGTAATCGGCATCGGGGAGGTAACGGTCCTCCCTGGAGAAAAGGCGACAGTGCCGGTAGCGTTTGAAACAAGCCCTGTTCTCGAAGTATACAAGAGAATCGGTGCAGCAAAGATCACAGGAAAGCCAACCACAGAAAAAGACACTGAGGACAAAAAGGCTGCTGAGGAGGAAACCGCCAAGGTCAAAGCTGCAGAAGAAAAAGCAGCGGCAGACGAGGCATTGCGCCAGGCGAGGCTTGCTTCTCTTGACGGAATCTCAGAGGAAGCTCTTGCTTCTCTTGCACAGGAGCTTGGAATCAATCCGGCAGACTGCAAAGACCAGACAGACATCATCAAAAAGGTTAAAGCAAAATTAAAGAAATAGTGAGGTAATGATTATGGAGGCGCTTGAAATATTCCGGATCGTAGCGACGGAGTTCGCAGACATTCCGGATGAAGATACTACGGATGAAACGACCGGGAAAAAGACATACGGTGTCAAAACGTACTTAGAACTCTATTCCGATCAGATCTCAGAGAAACGCTTTGGATCATCATATCCTAAAGCCCTGGCATATCTGACTGCCCACAAGCTGAAAATGAGTGGCTATGGCGTCAACAATGGAACCGGTGTTATAGCAGACTCCCTCAGAGTTAGTTCCTTCTCAGAGGGAGAAACCTCCATTAGCTTTTCAACAAACCAGCAGACAAATCTCCAGACTGACGCAGAGTACGCTCTGACGATCTACGGTCTGGAGTTTCTGACGTTGAGGAGAAATGCTATTATTCCGATCATCAATGCTGGAGAAGCAAAGATATGAGTGTGAGGATCACGGACACTGTGACGGCAGACGGAAAGAAGTTCAAGAAGATGCTGCAACAATTAAAGGAACTGGAAGTTCGTGTTGGATTCCAGGCTGGAGAAGCCACGGAAGAGGACGGAACCGACGTATGTGATGTAGCAATCTGGAACGAGTTCGGAACCGAACACGTACCGTCACGACCGTTCCTGCGCAATAGCGTTGATAATAACGCTTCAAAGATAAATAGTTTTCTAAAGTCCACAAAAAGGGATCTCGTTGCCGTGAAACCGGCAGAACAGGTCTTAAAGGAAATAGGGATCTTTCAGAAAGACCTCATACAGCAAGAAATCGGACATGGCTCATTTGAACCGAATGCAGAAACAACAATCAAGAAAAAGGGATCTAGTAAACCATTGATCGACAGCGGCAGAATGCGGCAATCGGTCAATTATGTGATCCAGAAGAAAGGAAGTGGCGACTAATGCAGCTTTTGAAACGCCCTCATTTACTGAGACGCTATTCTAAGCCTAAAAACGTGAGAGGGTATATTTCTATACCGTACTCAGATTTAACGCTCCCTATGGACGTACAGACGTTAGAAAACAAGGCTACGACCACTCCAGACGGTACAAAGTCGGTACAAAGACTTAAAGTATTCTGCGACGACGAAATCCTGATTGAGAATGAGGCAAAGCAGCAAAAGGCAGACCGCCTCTGGTTTCAGAATAAGTGGTTTGAGTGTGATTCAAGCCGCCTAAGCGAAAACACTCCGCTGAGGCATTATACAGCGACGTTCGTTGAATGCCTGGAGCAGGAAGCGGAACCGGGCGCCGGAAATCCTGGAAAAGAGGAGGAAACGACGGATAATGAACATGGTGGATCTTAAAGACGCACTCTACGATCTGGTAGCAGAATTTTACCAGGGAGCGTCGGTTATATGGACCGAACAAACATCAGTAAAGCCGCCATATCCGTACATTACGTTGAAAACCAACGGTATGCAAAAGACCTCGTTTCCGGTATCGGATGACAACGGCGGCAGAGCTTATCCAAGCTCAACAATGCTGGAATTGAACCTGTACACAAAGGGTATGGCAGTTCAGACCGGCGATATGCAAACAAATAACACTATCAATACAGCAGTTCCGGATCTTGCAGATTTTGTATTGTATCTGGAGTCTGACGAAATGGTAGACACGCTGGCAGATAAAAATATCAGTGTGGAATTACAAGGACAGATCCGTGATCTCTCAGAACTTCAAAACGATAAGAGCTATCGTTACAGGAGTTTTGCTGAGTTCACGGTTTCTTTTATGCTCAACGCAACCGGAGCTTATGGTATTTCTTCCATGGATCCTAAGATCAACAGCTCTGGTGGTGGTAACGAAGAAAAGGCTGATATGCCTGGATATGAAATCGAGGCTGTAGATATTAGCGAAGAAAGAAAAGAATAGGAGGAAATAAGATGCAGAACAATTCATTGGATGAAATTGTAAAATGCGACATTGATCTTACTCAACCGGTGGCAAACGATGTCTCATTCGACAGTATCTTACTTGTAGCGCCTGCTCCTACTGGCAGCGGTACAGAGACAATGACCGGCACTATTTTAATTTCCAAAGCAGACGAGCTTCTGGATTATGGATATACGGTCGAGGATGCGGCTTATGTCGCAGCAACAGTAGCATTTTCGCAGGATCCTTCCCCTTCTGAAATCTATGTAACAGTAAGACAGAAGAAAGCAAAGGGAGACGATCCGGAGGAAATCACAGCAACACTTGCAAGAGCAGCAGACGAGGCGAGCTTTTATGGTATTCACTTGACCTCATATCGTGACGCGGCAGACATCAAAGCTGCGATTACCTGGACTGAGGCAAACGAAAAACTGTATGTGTTCGAGTACACAGATTACAGTTCTTGCCCGGTAAGTAATTTTTCATACAACCGTTCATTCGGAGTTTATTCCGGAGCTGCGGACGGATACGATGCAGCAAGTCAGCCACCAGAAAACCTGTATGCTGGACTTGCACTCATGGCAAAGTGTTTCGGGTATGCTCCCGGATCCGAGACATGGGCACTTAAAACACTTTCTACAATCGTTCCTTCCAGACTTTCATCTTCACAGAAGAAAGACTTGGACGAGAAGAACATCACAACCTACAGACGATACGCAAAAACAAACGTCACATTCGGAGGAAAGACATTATCTGGAGAATGGATCGACGTCATCCGATTTAGAGATTGGCTTAAAGCTGAGATCCAGACCAACGCGTTTAGCGCACTTCACGCGAACCGTAAAGTTCCATTTACTGATCCTGGAATCGGCCTTGTGGAGGGAGGCATTCGCAAAGCGCTTGCCGACGGACAGACTGTGGGCGGCATTGCGCCTACTGAGTTTTCCGGAGACGAGGAAATACCTGGATACACGGTAACAGCTCCTCTTGCGTCCAGCTTCTCAGAAGCGCAGAGAAAAACCAGACGTTTGACAAATATCAAATGGACGGCAAGGATCGCCGGTGCAATCCATTTCGCGAATATCGGCGGCACTCTCACATACTAAGACAAGGAGGTATAGGAAATGTCAGATAGACTTACAACATACAATCCGAGAAAAGTCACTTGTGCTCTCGGAAATCATATCGCATCCGGTTTTGCTGATGATAGTTTCATCACGATCGAGCCGGCCGGAGACGGAACATCCGTTATGGTCGGAGCTGACGGAGAGGTTATCCGTAGCGTGGATCCAAACGACTTAAACACTCTCAAGATTTCATTGCTGCAGAACTCTCAGACAAATGATTTCTTGACAAAGAAATACAAACAGGATCTTAAAGACGGAACCGGTACATTCAGCGTAAATATCGCCGACAAAATGGGAGGCGATCAATTCTCCGGCGCTATTGCCTGGGTAAATAAACCGGCATCCTGGGGACGCGGCAAAGCAGCAACCAATAGAGAATGGGAGCTTACAGTTAAAGGAACATTCTAACAGATCAAGGAGGATAAACACATGGCATTAAAGCAAATGAGTCCGACCAAGGAAACGATCGGCAATATGAATTTTTACATCACACCTTTTGGAGCTTTCAAAGCTGCAAATCTTACCGGGGAGCTGGCAAACGTGCTGGCTCCTCTTTTAGGTGTAATTGCACCTTTTGTAAATGACAAGAGCGGCAAAGGCCTTATGGATACAGATATTGACACAAAACAGGTGGGAGAGGCTATGTCTAACTGCTCCACTATCAGTGGAGATAAGGTGGAAACGCTCATGCAAAAGCTGCTCCTCGGCGGTCACATCGTGGTAGAATACAACGACGAAAGCGGAAAAAAGCAAAGCGACGAGCTGGATATGGACCTGGCAAATGAGATCTTCTGCGGAGAAGTACAGGATATGTTTATCCTGTGCTTTTATGTAATCAGACTCAACTTTAATGGTTTTTTCAAGAAGTTCGCCGGCCTATCTGGAGCGGAAAAGTCGGCGGCGCCTCAGACGATGAGACCGATATTGTAAAATACGGCGATTTTGATTACTCACAATTTAGCGAATTGGAACTCCGGTGCTACATCCTCATAAAAGCCAGGGTAGCTTCAATGTACGAATTAAAGAATGTGTATACACTTGACGAGGCATTGAAGCTATACTCCCTGTATCAAATGGGAATCGACATCGAAAAAGGAAGAGCCAATGAGCTGGAAAGGAGGAGATAGGTAATTGACCGTTAGAGACATAGCGGTGGCATTTGGGATCGACGTTGATGACAAAAGCGTCAGTTCGGCAGAAAACGCAATAAACGGCGTCAAGAGCTTTGCAAAGAAAGCACTCGGAGCTATCGGGATAGGTTTTTCGATAGCCGGGCTTGCGGACTTGGCAGAGGCGGCGGCAGATGCAGATGCGCTAGGTTCTCAGTTTTCACAGGTTTTCGGGGATATGGAGGACGAAGCAAGCTCCAGACTTGAAAGGATCAGTAATGATACCGGTGTTATGGTCGGCAGAATGAAAGGAAGTTTTTCGCAAATCGCAGCATTCGCAAAAACAACCGGAATGGAAACAAGCGACGCCCTGGAACTGACAGACAGATCCATGGTAGCTGTAGCGGATTCAGCAGCCTTTTACGATAGATCTCTGGAGGATGTAACAGATTCTCTCCAGTCATTCTTAAAGGGCAACTTTGAAAATGATGCGGCATTAGGGCTTTCCTGTACAGAAACCACCAGAAATGCAGCGGCAAACGATCTGTACGGTAAATCATTTGCAGATCTGGCAGAGTCAGAAAAACAGCTTACGCTCCTCAAAATGGTAGAGGATGCAAATGCTACATCCGGAGCTTTAGGACAGGCAGCGAGAGAATCTGACACCTGGTCAAATCAGCTCGGAAATCTGAAACAGTCATTAAAAGAATTAAAAGCAGCAGCCGGTAAGGGGGTTCTCCAACCGGCTATTTTAGTGTTAAAAGGACTATCAACACTTGCACAGGCAGCAACAAAACAAGTTTCAAAACTCACAGCGGAGAACGGACTTCTTACAAAGGCTTACGACAGAATGTTTGCCCTGGTAAAGAAAATGAAACCGGCTATTGACCGGATGATGGAAACCATGAAGAAAGGGGCCACGGCAGGCGCCCAAAAAGTCAAAGGCGTGATAGACCGGCTCGGAGGCGTAGAAAATGTGCTAAAGATCCTTGCTATCGTAGCTGCAGCGTTCTTCCTGGTTATGAACTGGTCCAAGATCATAAACGGCGCCAAGACATTCTTCAAGTTACTTACAGGCATGGGGAAACTATTCTCAGTTGCGAACCTTAAAATATTGGCAATCGTGGCGGTCGTAGTGATCCTGGCGTTGATCGTTGAGGATTTTATCAATTTCCTTCTGGGTAATGACTCTGTAATCGGCACGATATTTGATCGGTGCGGCATAGGAGCTGATAATGCACGACAGGCAATTTTTAAAGCCTGGGGAAAGATCAAAGAGTTTTTGCTAAATGTGTGGGATATTCTGAAAACCGGAGCTGGAATGTTCGTAGATACTATAAAAAGTTTCTTTGATCGGCACAGCGAAAGCATAAAGAATAATTTTATGCGAGCCTGGGGAATAATCAAAACATTCCTAAGCGGAGTGTGGACGTTCATATCTCAGCTTGCGACAACACTGTTCGGAGGAACAGAGGAGAGCATAGACGGCTCGACAACAAGTACAAAGGACAAAATACTTGCCGTGTGGCAGGCGATACTCGATGCGCTGTCTGCGGTATGGGATGCGCTGTACGAAATTGGCAGCGCTGTTTTTAATGCAATAGCAACAATCATCGAGTTTGTGTTCAAAGGTATTCAAATGTTCTGGAACTCCTGGGGATCCACAATACTTGCCTGGTTTAAGGGCTTGTGGGATAACCTGGGGCAGTTTATTTCCGGATTTCTGGATGTGATAAAGGGACTTGCAAATTTCATCAGTTCCGTATTTTCTGGTGACTGGTCTGGAGCCTGGGAAGCAATCAAAGAGGTATTTTCCGGAATATGGGATATGATAGCTGCTATTCTACAGCAGGCATGGAACACAATTTCCACGGTGCTTACAATAGGACTCGGGCTGCTAAAGTCGTTATGGGAGACGATATGGGGAGGAATCTCCAGTTTCTTTCAGAGTATCTGGAACGCAATCGTTTCATTCTTTAGTGGAATTTGGTCCGGAATAACGAATTTGGTATCTACAGGTATAAATTATGCCTACAACATAATTACAACGGTGCTTACGGCTATACAGAGCTTCTTTGCGGCGATCTGGAACGGCATAGCATCGTTCTTTGCTGGAATCTGGAATAATATTTGTAGCGTAGTGCAGACGGTTACCTCTACGATCCAGGGCGTCATTAGTTCTGTATTCGGAGCAATCCGGTCTGTCATTCAGAGTATCTGGAACGCTATAGCATCATTTATCAGAGGAGTTATCAGCAGCATAGCATCTGGAGTAAGTAGCACATTTAACAATATTCTATCGAGCATAACGAACACAGTCGGAAATATTAAGAATGTGATCGTAAATGGCTTCAATGCAGCAATAGCTTTTATCAAAGGGTTGCCTTCACAGGCGGTTAAATGGGGAGCTGATTTCATCAATGGATTGAAAAACGGTATTATGTCCGGAGTTCAAGGAATTGTAAATGCTGTAAAGGGAATCGGAGATAAGATCAAATCATTCTTACATTTCTCTGTACCGGATGAAGGGCCTCTGACAGATTATGAAAGCTGGATGCCTGACTTTATGGGCGGTCTTGCTGAGGGAATCGAAGGAAGCCAGGACACGGTATTGGATAAGATCAAGGGGGTAGCCAATGGAATATCAACGATTATGAAGGGAGCAACAGCGGACGCCTCAACGGCGGCAGCAAGCTCTATAAACAACACAACCTCAACCGTTACGCAGAATGTCAATATTGACAATACCTATAACGGAGGAGGAACCGAAGCGGTCAAGAATGTATCACGAGGCATGAAGAAATCCGCGACGGACGCAACTACACAAATGGCTAACGCCTTAGCCTATGCAAGGGGGTAAGCAGATATGGCGAGGAATAAGTTAAAACCAACAACGATTGCAGGAATTGAGTTTGACGCCTTAATCGACGACACAAAAACCATGTCTGCAACCATTCCGACATACCCGGTCGAGGACGGATTTCCGGTGTCAGACACAATTATTCTGGATCCGTTATCGCTCCAGATGACCTTATATGTTACAAACACACCGGTTACCTGGTTGTATAAACATGGCGACTCTACCAGCAGAGTGAACAATATCTGTAATGAACTGGAAAATTTCTGGTTATCACGGAAGCTGACGAAAATAGTAACTACCGATGCTATCTATACAAACATGGGAATTACAAATATTTCGATTAAACACTCGAAAGAGATCGGATATGCAAGAGAAATTTCCATAGCAGCACAGAAAGTTCGGATGACCCAAAAAAAGACCGTAACTATTCCAAAATACATTTTGAAAAGTGGAAAGACAAAAGCAAGTGCCGGAACGGCGTCAACGTCTAAAACATCCAAATCTTCAAGTTCAAGCAGCAACAGCTCGAGTAAATCCGGCGCATCAAGCAGCTCTGGATCTTCCGGAAAGAAGCCAGACGCCAAAAAGAAACACTCGATTCTGTATGGAGCAGCGAGCGGTCTCGGATTCATTTAGGGAGGTGGAAATTTGATTTACATTAGTGTTCCGGATATGAACGATAGCATATCAACTATATCTATTGACAACGTAACCTATGGCCTCCGCTTTACCTACAATGAGAAATATGATTACTGGAGCTTTGGCTTATATGACGAGGACGAAAATCCAATCATAGCAATGACACGATTAGTTCCAAATTTCCCGATCCTCTTTTTCTACAATTTCGACAGTATGCCAGACGGCGATTTCGGATGCAGTTCCACAAAAGAAACAGTAGGAAGAGAGGATTTTAATAATGGGACAGCGGAGTTTTTTTATATTCCAAATGTAGAACTGGAGGAATAGTCGATGTCAGAAAAAAATTTTTACAGAACTTACACACTGAAAGCAGGCAAAATGAAGGGACAGGGCTTCGAGATCGGAACGATCAACAGCCCTACCCAGGAATGCCTGCATATTTCTTTTAGCATTGAGAAATCCAATTCTGAATCAGCGAATACATCAAAGATTCAGATCTGGAATCTCTCAAAATCCAGCCTTGCTATTTTGGATCAGAAAGATGCAATCGTTGAGCTGAAAGCTGGATACGATAACAATAATGCGCTGGCGTTGGTTGGAAATATTACGTCAGCAATAACTACAAGCGACAACGCGGACAGGATGACTGAGATTGAGGTCGTGGATGGAAGAGTTGCACTAAGAGACGGAACTGCCACTATATCAATCAACGGGTCTGTGAATTGCAAAGACGTCTACAAGCGATTGGCAGATGCTATGGGAGCATCCATAGTATTTGCTAAGGACCTATCATTTGTAACACTGCCTAACGGCTTTTCATTCGTAGGACAAGCAAGGACGGGGCTGCAGAAGCTCGCTGCTTGTTGTAAACATTCCTGGTCAATTCAGAACGGAGTAATACAGGTAACATGGCCAGGAAGAGCGATAAGCACAAAGGGTTATTTGTTAAATAGTGAGAGTGGACTGATAGGAACTCCGAAAAAGATTACAATATCCGAGTCGTCAAAAGACAAAAAATCGAGAACCGGTTGGGAAGTAACCTATTTGATGAATTGCGCAATCGGAGTAAACAATATTGTTCGCATCGAGAGCGACACAGCAAATGGATACTACCTAGTTCACAAGGTTACAATCGACGGAGACAACATGGAAGGAGACTGGCAATGTACAGCACAAGTTTTGGTGATTAAAGAAGAACCGAAGAAAGATAAAGCCGCTGCAAGCAGTTCCTCCGGCAAAAAAGGATCAAGTTCCAAAAGTTCCAGAGGAAATATCAAAAAAGGCGACAAGGTAAAAGTGACACGAACTGTAAAACAAGGCAGCAAAACAAAGGGATACCAGTATTCCGGAGGAATGTTCACTTGTTACCATTCCGTTTATGACGTGATCCAGGTAAAAGGGGATCGAGTATTGATCGGCATTGGTAGCACTGTAACAGCAGCCGTCAAAGCTGCTGATTTAGCAAAAGCATAGGAGGAAGCGTATGTTACAGGAAGTTGTTCAACAGATTGAAAATACCTGTCGAGATAAGATCAATGAAGTGCATACGTCACTTCCTGGAGAAATTATCTCATTCAATCCCGGAGCAGGCACGGCGACAGTCAAACCATCCGGGAGATTTACCACACAGAACGATAAACGACTGGAATATCCGCAAATATCGGATGTCCCGGTCGTTTTTCCGTATTGCCAGAGTTTATCCTGTGGATTTGCATTTCCGGTAAAACGTGGAGATAACTGTTTGATTGTGGTATCAGAGGTAGAACTTGACGAGTGGAGATCCGGGGCAGAATCGGAAAGCAATCTGAGGTTCGATCTTACAAGCGCAATCTGTATTCCCGGATTGCTATGCGGTGGTGGAGACATCATCGAGCAGGCATCCAAACAGAATGCCGTAATTATGAAAGCCGGAGATAACCTGGTTATGGCAACGGATGACGGAATAACGCTCGATACCGGAGACACAACATTGAAGCTCACTGACTCCGGCGCAGAGCTTACAGGAAATCTGAACGTCAAAGGCAGCATCACAGCGACGAATAGCATAACGCCTTGGGCGTAGGAAGGAGGCTTGAATGGATATATTACTTGACAAAAACGGAGACCTATTTGTGTCAAAACAAGGAGATATTGCCATTGAAAACTCCGTGGTCCAGAAGATCAAAATACGGTTGAGGTGGTTCCTTGGAGAGTGGCGCTGGGATCAAGAGGAAGGACTTCCATACTTTGATAGTATTCTGGTAAAAAATCCGGACATTGACTTTATCGAGAGCCAAATCCGGTTGAAGATTTTCGAAGTGGATGAAGTTACAGAAGTTTCAAATGTGGAACTTACTCTTGATAAAAAAACAAGAACTGCTCATATAAAATTTGAAGCAAAAACGGACACAGAAACCATAAAGGAGGAGGTGAGTACGCAATGTCAGATTATGGAGTAACAGAAAAAGGATTTGTCATAAAACGCATGGATACAATCATGGACGAAATGCACGCAGACTTGACACAGGGCTTTGGTTTCGATACGAGACTGAAAAGCCCTTCTTTTTTGAATGTCTTGGTAACAACGACTGCAAATCAAATAGCTGAAATATGGGAAACTTTGCAAGATAGTTATTATGCAAAATATCCTGCAACATCAACAGGTCTTAGCCTTGACAATTCTGTACAGTACGGAGGAATTAAGCGGAAAGGATCCAAACAGACGTCATATCCACTACACTGTACAGGAACCGACGGAACCTATGTCAGAGAGGGAGCCATTGTGGCAACAAATACAAATCCGGAAATCCGGTTATTCTCAGCCCAGGAGTTCCAAATCACAAGGGAAGCGTTCAACAGAGCAAGGATCAGAGTTGCGGTTGTTGAAAACGGCGTGTACACCGTAACAATCAATGGCACGCAATACAGTTACAGCAATTCATCAGCAGACGAAGATACTATTCTGAAAGGCCTTGCTGCAGCAATCACAGACACTGGATTTACGATCACTCACGATGCAGATGCCGGAGTCTTAAATATTGAGGACAAGACAAAGACCAGAAGCAGTACACTGGCACTCACAGACAACCTCACAACCTACGATGTGACGTCGATTGCCACTTTTCTCACCGAGGAATACGGAAAGATTACGTTGCCGTATGGTATCGTGTCAAAGTTCATAAACAACATCACGGGATTTACAGGTGTTACAAATATTCTGGAGCCGACATATGGAAGATCACAAGAAAGCGATATAGAGCTTAGACAGTCTTACATCGCAAAATCAGCGCTTAGATCCAATACGATGATCGACAGCATCATAGCAGAGCTGCTAAATAACGTTGAGGATGTGGAGTCAGCATCTGGATACGAGAACGACGACGATGTGGTGGATGAATTTGGATTGAAACCACATAGCGTAGAGGTAATCGTGGAAGGTGGAGACGAAACAGAAATTGCAAAAGCGATCCTAAGAAGGAAAGCCGGAGGAATACAGACCAACGGATCGGTGGTAGTCAATGTTACCGGTGAATACGGTGATCCTATTCCGGTTCGTTTTAATCGCCCGGAATATTTGTACACCTGGATCAAAGTTGTGCTTCATGGCGATTCATCGAAGTTACCGACAAACTATGCAGCACTTACAAATCAATCCATTGTACAGGACGGATCGCAGCTCGTAGCCGGATCCGATTTGCTTATTCAGCTTTTAACACCTGGAATATATGATGCTGTCGCAGGCGTCACAATGGCAGATATTTATACTGCTTATTCCACTCAGAAAGGCTACATACCAAAACCGTCCGACTACACAAAGTCGAATATTCCAGTTACAAAGCGGCAGAAGGTAGTTATTGATGAGAACAGAATCGAGGTGTCGTTCAGTGCAGATTCTTGATAATTGGCTGGATGATATTCCACAGCAGTTCCAGGGCAAGCACAATATCGAGGTATTGATAGGAGCTATTGCCCGGCAGCTTGAAGAAATCCAGGAGGTAGTAGATCAGCTTAATAATGAGACGGATCTGGAGACTGCCGCAGGACAACAGCTTGATTATGTGGGTACAATCATTCCTTTATCCAGAAAGGAAGCCGGAGAGCTTGCAGGAATTAACGTGGAGGATCCGGTTATTTCAGACGAGCGATACCGGCAGTTCTTGAAATATAAGAACCTGGTAAACACAAATGAATGTACCTACTACGATCTCATGGAAGGTTTGAAACTTCTGTGGGATGTTTCCCCAATCTATTACATCGAGGATCCGGATATGCCAGCAACAATCATTTTGACGATGCCGTTTCTTACCCCAGACGGAAAGACAGTACGGCTCGGAGAGGTTCCAATGGTAAAGCCTGCCGGAGTTCGCATAGAGTTTCAGTATCTTATCAGAGTTGCCGTGGAAACGATCGTAAACTGGATATACAGAGTGTACGAAGTTCCAAGGTGCAATACAAAGTTATGCGGACAGTACCCACGAAGGGGATCACTTGGAGAGATTCTGTATGTGGAGACAAACTCGGAGATTGAGGAAATTAGAAAAATGTTTAATCTCACAAAGACCGGAACGATCCGTGTCGGAGGAAGATTATATAATTCCACAACCGGTCAGATAGTGACCGAGAACGTGGAGGTAACTATCAACTCTCAATATGAGATTGAAGAGGTAACACTTGCCGGACAGATTTTATCCGGCACACATCCGACCAGAGCGGTAAATGGAGTCATTATAAGTTCCGGCGTCGAGGTCGGAGAAAACAATTCAACATCGGTATATGAAAACAGACAATCCGGTACGTTTCCACGGCAAGCGACGCTTGCATCACTCATAGGTAGCAGTGTGGAGACAGACCGGATTATTTCAAATTCCGTCGCAGATCTTCCACTGTCGGGAACAGTCGTAACCGGCGGCAAGGAAGAGGAACAAACACTGACGATCGAATCAGAGATTGTCAGTACTGAACCTACTGTCTACATTGCAACAGCGACCGTTATTAAATGCGGCACTAAGCGTTGTGGAAATAAATCCAAGGAGGTGTAATTATGTCATTCTGGAGCACAGATTTTATGAATGATCGTAGAAAAAACTGGCTTAATTCTATGGTAAAGTTCGAGTTCGCAGTGAATGGCAAATGGCATGAGGCAACCATTAAAAGTAAGAGAATTACTGGAAACATGGTTGAGGTCATTGTGTCATTTCCGAGAGTAGCAACAGGGAGCCAGACAATTACAGCTGTCCGGATCATTGATGTGACCGGAAAGCAATGCGGTTACCAGGCAGTGGAAATCGTCAGAGTAGCATCGCAGGGAGTTCTCAGCAAATTTGAGTTCCCTATCTATGAAAAAGAAAAGGAGGCACAGTAAAACATGAACGGAAGAGAGCAACCGTACATCAACGGAAATGGAACCGGAACTTACAATCCTACAATATGGCAGGATGATGTGCCGGGGATCCAGGAAGGAACGCCACAGGACGAACAGAATTTTAACAACATGGAAAGCGGCATCAATGGAGCAAATCTGTTTCTGGAGTATTTGGCTTCCGTAGTTAAGCACAACCAGGACAAGCTCAACAACACATCCGGAGAGGTCATTACAGTGACACTTACAAACACAAAAGGATTTTATGACAACAATTCGGTCAAGACAGTTTCTCTCAGCCCTATGAGAGATAGTCTTGATTATGTTGTGGATGCGGAAATCCAGGGAAACACAACAAACGTCGGAGATATTGTGGTGTTCGACAAGCAGCTCAATGGCTTCAAAGTGAAATTCACAGGATCCGCAAAAGAAGCAACCCTTAAACTCTTAATTCACGGAGGTAATGCAGCATGAGTGTAGGAGTCATCATTCACAGTGACGAGAGACGCCAGCAGATGAACAGCACATTGCGAGAATATGGAGTTGATCCGCAGAGGGCTACGTCACATCAGCGCGATATGGCAGATTGCATCGCACAGAAAACCAATGAAGCCATTAAACAGGCAAGAACAATAAGGAGGTAAGATTCATGAACGTAATTAAAGTAACCGAAGGAGAGTACATTGATTACTCTGTCAGCAAGTCCAAAGTAACATTTGCTGATGAATTAACACTGAACCTGGAGAAGAGAGAAAGAGATTTTGATGTTTCTATCGACGTTTGTATCGACAGAGACGGCGCTGTAACAGCCGGTCAGCTTGGCGTTAAGTATGCAGCACAAATCGAGATCCCGGCAAGAGAGTATACCGAGGAAGAGGTAAGCAATCCAGACTATGATCCAGAGGATTCCACAAGCAAAGAAACCATTATTAACAAGGTTCCTGTTCCATTTTCTATGAACAACGTAACCTTGAAATTATATGCAATTTAAGGAGGATATGAAAAATGGCAAATTACGATCAAATGGCGGCAGCGGTAAAGGAAATTTCTGGAGGTAAGAACATCGTTCTTCTCAACGATGTAAATCTCCCTTCCATTTATGTACCGTTCACAAAGCATAAATATTCAGAGCTTATCACAGGTGGAAGCGAGAATATCCACCTGGCACACAGCGTAAATGGTGTTGAAAAGTCAACATTCTACTACTCAAAGTACCAGAACGTCATTATCAACGGACGTGCTTATTCTCTGGCACACAGAGATCCGGCAACCTATGTGAATTGGGATCAGGCAAGACAAGCCTGTGAACAGAATGGAGCAGGGTTCCACCTTGCAACTATGGCTGAATGGGCCGAGATCGCATTATGGTGCCGCAAGAACGGTACAATGCCTCACGGTAACAACAACTACGGCGCGGACGCTTCCGCAGCTCACGAAAGAGGAGAAGAGTCCGCAAAAGATAATACCAAGACAGGGCGGACATTCACCGGATCCGGTCCTGCAACATGGGGGCATGACTGGACTCAGTTTGGCATCCAGGATATGAACGGCAATGTTTGGGAATGGGTTGCCGGTATGCGCTTGAAAGACGGAGAAATTCAGATCATTCCTTACAACAATGCAGCTATGGGCTCTGAATGTGATATGTCTGCATCTTCAACGCTGTGGAAAGCGATTAAAAATGACGGATCCATCGTAGATCCTGGCAGTGCAGCAACTCTGAAATACGACTGGGTAAGCAATCACATCCAGCTCACAACAGGAATCACAACTGCGGCTGACGCCGGTCGATATGACGAGTATGCCAAAATGACCCTTGCGTCTGGCATTACTGCTCCGGAACTGGCAAAAGCTCTTCTGATCTATCCGGACGAACCAAACGGAGATTATGCCGGAGACGGTCATTGGATGAATAACTCCGGCGAGCGTTTGCCGATTTGTGGGGGCTACTGGGCCGATGGCGCCGGCGCTGGCGTTTTCGGCGTCGTCTTGGGCGACCCTCGTACTGACTCGGGCGGCAACATCGGTTTCCGCTCCGCTTATGTAGAACTGTAAACAGCGTCACTGATAGCTTTGCGGTAGCAAAGCAATACAACATGGAGGCTTAAAATGAATAACAGAGCAGCCGACAACGAAAACGGCATGAATAAGGAGCAGGAGACAGAAAACCTTCGGATCCGTCAAAAGATTAGAGATATGATTTGCTACGCACTGCCACTCATAGAGAGGTGGAGCATAGCACATCAGAAGCTACTCGGAGACGACATTGCACACTGCATGAATGAAATGACAGAGCTTGCGGCTGCTCTTCAATTCGAGGTAAACAAGAAAACTCCGTGTAAAAATCTGGATATGAAGAATAAAGCGCTGCAAGATCATATCACTACAGCATACAATCTGAAATATCTGAAAGGCAGTTCCTCATATGATGAATGGACCAGACGCTCAAAAGAAATCGGAGCCATGATCGGAGCTTATAAGAATTGGATATATGAGGAAACCAAAAAGAAATAGAGAGGACACCCGGCGGCAAACCGGGTGTTTTTCTTATAGGGAGCAGGCTATACACGTTTGCCGATTTGTGGGGGCAACTGGAACAATGGCGCCAGCGCTGGCGTTTTCAACGTCAACTTGAACAACCCTCGTACTAACTCGAACAGCAACATCGGTTTCCGCTCCGCTCTACTCTCATATGCCAGAATCGTGCAGATCACGGTCTGCGCGGCAGTGCGAGAGATTAAAGGAGCCTGTTTCCGCGCCGGGAGTTATCCTGGCGAAAAATGTAACCGGTCGGTACATCCCCGAACCAGGAGCTGACCGGAACACCAGAAAGCCGCAAGTAGCCATGGCGAAAGCTGCAAATAAGGAGAGGGCATACGATGAAGATTAAAAATGTTTTCGAGCTGATCTTCTCAATGGAAAACCTACACGCAGCGCTGGAGGATGCTTCACAAGGTAGAAGATACCAGACAGACGTCCTGGAGTATAACATGGACGCCTACGAGAAATTAACAGAGCTGCGAGAAGAGATTCTGAACGGTTCGTATGAAATAGAAAAATATTATATTTTCTATGTGCATGAACCAAAGTTGAGAATGATAATGTCGATTCAATTCAAACATCGTGTTGTCCAGTGGGCTATCTACAGAATAGTAAACCCTATGCTTGTGCCGGGATATATTTCCGATTCATACGGATGTATACCCGGCAGAGGTAGCCTATCAGCTATGCAATGTCTGAGAAGCTGGGTAGATATGGTTTCGAGGCAGGAAGAAAACTGGTATTATCTGAAACTTGACATAAGCAAATATTTTTACAGGATATGCCACCGCATACTGAAAGAAATACTTGCAAAGAAGATCAAAGACAAGCAACTGCTGAACGTGCTGTATAGAATTATAGATTGCAGCCACACGCCGTTTGGATTACCTCCAGGAAAGAAACCGGAGGAGGTTCCACTTGAAGAAAGATTGTACGAAGTAGGTATGCCGATCGGAAATCTGCTGAGTCAAATGTTCGCAAATCTATATCTGGATCAACTCGATCAATTCTGCAAGAGAGTTCTCCGGATAAAATTTTATGTTAGATATATGGATGATGTTATTATTTTGTGCAACAGCAAAGAACAACTGCACGAATGGAAAATGCGTATAAATGAATTTTTGAATAATGAATTGGAATTAAATCTAAACGAGAAAACCTGCATCCGTCCGATCGGACAAGGTATCGAATTTGTTGGATATAGAATCTGGCCATACAAGACCTGTCTCAGAAAGAGTACCACGCTTAGAATGAAGCGGAGCTTAAAAGAGATACGGAGACAATATGCAGCCGGAGAAATTACGCTTGAAAGAGCGCACCAGACATTCCAGAGTTATCTTGGAATGTTGAGTCATACTGATAGCCAGGAATTACTTGACAAGATCAATGGAGATATGATCTTGCAGAGAGCGGAGGGAGGAGCGATTGATATTGAGGAAGAAAGATTTATTTATCTGCTCACACAGCCATCCAGGAATGTGTGCCATGGGTAATACAAAATGTAGCCAGAAATGTTCCTGGTATGGAAAATGTGAAAACTGCTTAGATTTTCATATACCGGCAGGACAAAAGCCTTGCAGCGTGTGTGTGAATTTAAGAATAGATCTACAGCCGTCCGAATAATGGGCGGCTTTTATTATGCAGAAAGGAGGTGTAGATCAATGGAGGATGCAGTAGGCAGAGGAGAATTTGAGGAATATCAGAAGCGGATCGAGGAAGAGGATCACCGGCAGAATGGCAGGATCAAGGACCTGGAAGAATCCACGAAACAGATCGGCGCCCTCACGGTGTCGATCGAAAAGCTGGCTCAGAGCGTTCAAAGCATGGTCAGAGAGCAGGAAGCCCAGGGAAAGAGACTTGCATCCCTGGAGGGTAGAGATGGCGAAATGTGGCGCAAGGTCGTTGGATATGTTGTCACGGCCGTGATCGGCGTCGTGATCGGTTTCGTATTCACTCAGATCGGAATGTAGACAAGAAAAACAAGATTAAGAAAACAAGGAGGACAACTTCAATGAAGAAAATTGATTGGGTAAGAAAATTAACAAGCCGTAAACTTTGGGCGGCGGTAGCATCATTTGTGAGTATGATGATTGTTGCTACTGGCGGAGCAGAGAGCACAGCAACGCAAATTACAGCAATCATCATGGCAGGAGCATCCGTGATCGCATATATCATCGGAGAGGGATTGACTGATTCAGCCAACACCAGCTCCAGCAACGATGACGAGGAGTAATACAAGAACATATTGTAAGCGCAGGGCATCCGGAAGAGGTTGCCCTATTTTTATTTAGGAGGAATGACTATGAGTTTAATAATTGGCAGCGCAAGAATTGATGAAAACGGTCATATTTCCGGAGGAAAACCTGGAGATCAGACCGGAAACGAGGTATCAACCCAGGCATATTACGTCCATTCAAAAGGATGGTACTGTCTGAGACCTAAGAAAATTGCAGTGGCAAACGCCATTGCGGAAGCTATGCTGCAGGGGTGTAGAAATGGCAATATCGGATATTGCCAGGGGCACAGAAGCAATGTAATCGAGCAGTTACGAAAAGCAGGCAGGCTCGCCAAGATCTCCACTAAAACAGAAGCGGATTGCAGCTCCCTTGTGAGAGCGTGCTGCATCCAGGCTGGTTTTGATCCCGGAAACTTCAATACAGCAAATGCAGTTCCGACATTAAAAGCAACAGATGAGTTTATGGATCCGATCGCAGTAACTTCCAAGACGGAACTGTTCAATGGCGATGTGCTTGTCACAAAAACCAAAGGACATATAGTAGTTGTTGTTTCCGGAAATCCGAGACAGGCAGCATCGCAGAACAGCAGCTCCGCAGCGTCAAGTTCTAAGGTAGACGATGCTCTCCACAGAGATAAATCTTTATCCGGAAAATACACCGTCACAACTGGTCTGAATCTTCGCACCGGCGCCGGAACGGAAAAGAAGATCCTTACCACTATGCCGAAGGGAAGCTCTGTAAATTGCTACGGATATTACAATACCGATAAAAACGGTAAGAAGTGGCTTTACATCACTTATAACAACGGAAAGAAACAGTTCACAGGCTACGCAAGTTCCGCGTACTTGAAGAGATAGGAGCGGATCACATGAAAAATTACATCGGAGTTAAAATCGTGAAAGCTGAACCAATGACGAAGGGAGCGTTTGAGAAGCGAAAAGGATCACTCTCTCCAGTCTTGGAGACAGATACCACAGACGGATACATGGTAAAATACCCGGACGGATATATTAGCTGGTGCCCGAAATCTGAGTTTGAGAAAGCATACAGAGCGCTTGACAATGAAGATATGAACCTCATTAACAGCAACGATTGATGAATACGGAACCTCTTCCAGGAATGGGAGGGGTTCTTTTTTATTGTCTGAAAACTTCACAAAAGTAACATAGAAGTGTATAATTGAACTGAAACAAATAACAAAAGATTGACACGGAGGTATAGGTTATGGCATTCGGTTTTGACAGCGGAAAAGGAAAAGCAGAGGGAAAAGTCGGAGACAAGTATGTTGTTCTCCAGGTTATACTCACAGAAAAGCTACTGGGTACCGGTTCCGGAGTATCGAGCCTTACAAATTTACAGGCTACGATCAATGAGCAGGCAGCAAAGGGTTACAGACTGCATACAATCTCAACGACAAGTTCCGGATCAAAAGGATTCCTGGGAGGAGATAAGATCCAGGCAACAATGATCTTTGAAAGAATCGACTAAACCAACAAATGGAGGCAGCTTCGGCTGCCCCTTATTTTTTTGCTCATTTTTAGGCGTTATGCAACACGTTACGTTACTGTCACGCGGAATATCACAATTTATCAACGAAAAATAGTGACGGTAAACGTTACGTTACGCTACTATTTTGAACCATTTGGTTCTATGTAGCCTGTTATCCGCTGAACGAGTTTCTTCTTATTATAGATACACTGTTTACATTTGTGAGAATAACGCAACAAATGACGTAACGCAAGACGTTTTTTCGCTTGACCATAACCAATACCAATACCATAACCAATATATAAATATATATACGATCAATGCTACTAGATAATGTGAGAAAATCCTTAAAAAAACTATCTAAAGCGACATAAAATTATTGACAAGCTCACATAAGTGAGTTATAATTATAATGTAAAGAGGAACAGGAAAACAACAGACTGGAGGATAAAAGAATATGGCAAAAAGATCAAGAGCAGGAAGAACGGAAAAGACAACATTTCAGAATATCCGAAATAGCAATAAGTACATCGAGGTCGTACACCATGGAGACGGACATTATTATGCGATCCAGTACATCAAGGTCACAAGACCAGACGGAACCGATGTTATCAACTACATGGGAGTGAGATGTAACCATGTAAGGAAATTCAGAGTAAGAAAATCTACCCTGGATAGCATCCTGGAAGATTATAAGAAAATCGCATAGAGGAGGCGAAAAAACATGGAAGGGAAAGATATTAGAATCTGCCAGTGCTGCGAGAAAGAGACTGAGCGAAGCAATATGCTGTTCACAAGAGATTGCCACGGTATCACATACCGCTTGGTATGCTGTGACTGCTACAAAAAACTAATGGCAAAAGGGTATGACGGAGAATACTACGACGAATCAGACGAGTGTTTGGACGCCGATTATTAAGGAGGTATCAGAATGAGTTATAGATATTATAGCAAGCAAAGACCGGTAATGCCGGGCAGTTTTCCAAAGCCGGAAAACAACAGAGTTGAGAAAATTTTCAATTTCGATAGCAAAACATACACAGAAGAGATCCATGCAAACGCATGGGGCTACATTGAGTATGAGAAGCCATTAGGATATTTTGACATTATTAACTACGAACTGGCGGCAGTAAAGACAAAGACCTTGCATCTGAAATATCTTGGGCGCGATAGCTGGGGAAGATATGTATACAAGGACGAGAACGGAAAACTCTGGAAGAATACGGATTGCTGCAGCCCAAGGAAGTGTTGCGAAGAAAGAGGCGATACATTAAATTCTGCCGCAGGAAATAATTTTGACGGAGAACCAGACTGCTTTATGTCGGCACACATAGCGGTTGAATATGTCGGAGAGGAGAAAACGAAATGACAAGGGAGGAATACAGCAGACTCATAAAAGAGCTTGCACCAGAAAACGCTATATACATTATGCGGTGCGCAACGATCATAAGCGGATTTGAAAGAGCTGAATTATACAGGGCAAGTGGAAAAAGCGAATTGGCTGATTCCCTGGAGAAGGAATCCATTGAGAGAGTGAAAAAGTTCAATAAATTGACTCCAGCAAATGTGAAAGTCGGAGACGGAGTAACAATAAATCTGTGGAGCGATAGACATGCCGCGACAATCATCAAGGTAACGGCAAAGACAATTACAGTTCAAAGAGATAAAGCTATTCTCGATCCAAAGTTTAAGCCGGACTTTATTCCTGGAGGATTTGCGGCTCACTGCACAAACCAGGAAGAGCAAAGCTATACATATGAAGCAGATCCCAATGGAGAAGTGAGAACTTTCCATTGGTCTGATAAATACCAGAAATACGGACAGCCGGGAGATCTAACACTGAGCAGAGGCAGACACGAATTTTACGATTATAATTTTTAGGAGGATATGAAAATGGCCTACAAAATGATGATGAACAAAGAGAAATTTCTGAAAACAGAGTTTGGAGCAGAACTTGAAAACTGCATTAAGGTATGGGATAACGCCCTGGAAGAAAGAAGCAGATGCGCGATCGGAAACGCAAAAGGAGACAGTAAAGGGCTTGGGTACTCATACTGGAACAATACCTGTACATGGTGCCAGGCACAGTGGGAGATCTACCAGCTTGCACTCAGACAGTTTTATAGCCTGGAGTATCATTTTACAAGAACCAGCGAATATTACGGCGTGGTAACGGCAGACGAAAAAGATTGGCTGATTAAATTTGAAAGAGAAAACGTAAGAGCCAGGGAGATCCTGGAGAGAGTGAAGGAAACATTCAGAGGTTTAGATCCGGAAGAACAGACCATTGATATTCTGAACAATTTTCCTTCCCTGGCATTAAAACCGGAAGAAATCACAAAAGATTTTATCAAATTCATGGAAAGTGAGCCGTCAATCCAGGTAACGTACCGCTTAGGTAAATTACCGTATTTTGTAATAACCAGTAAAGCGTGCTTAAACAGAGAAAACGAGGCTATGTTCGCTGCGGAAGCAGCCATGATGTAAAAGGAGACAACATATGAAAATGACAATCAAAAGAAAAACACAGGAATATGGATTACCTTCCGGAGTAATTGAGATCGAACTTACAGAGGAGGAGATCGAGCAGGCATACCGCATCCAGGAGAAGAACTATCGACTACAAGACGCGGAAAACGCGCTCCATGCTGCATACGATGCAGAAAAGATCAGCGACGAAGAAATGGAAAAACTGAGCTGCGAGCAGTTCTATGAGATAGCACTTGGAGTATTTGAAAAGTGTTTCAACTGTAATATACCGGAAAATGAGATCTGGGAGCTTGCGATCGGCAAAGCCAGAGAAATTTTCCAGGAGAAGGAGGAAGTATGATAGATAGGCAGGAGACAATTTCATTTCTGGAGAATTGCCAGGAGGCGGCAGATCCAAATGCGAGCTGGAAAGGGAAACTAATTTGTGACACACTTGCTACAATCATCGAGTATCTGAAGAATGATGCTCCAGACGCCGAGAGAAAATTTGATGATCCGGGAGCAATGATCCGCATAATCATGGAAGAAAAAAAGATCACTGTAACCCAGCTTGCAAAGGATCTCGGTATGAGTCGTCAATCGCTGCACCAGTACATAAGCAGAAACCCGGAAGGAATGAAATTCAATGTAATGAACGAAATTATGGAAAAGCTGGGATATGAAATAGTGGTCGTAGAGAAACCGGAGTAGGAAGTTCCTGCTCCGGAGTTTTTATGGGTAAAAATCTCACAAAAGTGATATAAAATTATTGACGTACTATCTAAAGTGAGTTATAATAATAATATACAAAAGGAACATACAAATTTAACTCACAAGAAGGAGCGAAAAACATGAGCAAATACATCACCGGGAAAACCTACAAGAAATACCTCAACAATGACGCGATCATTGATTACAAGATCTTAGGAAGGACAGCTAAAAGCGTAACGGTCGTTATTCATCCAGGAAGCAAATACGAGAAAGTGAAGCGATTAAAAGTGTACGACGCCGGAGCTTTTGAACAGATCAAATTAGCGGAAACAATCTACGGAGAGTCTGATGATGAAATAAGGGAGGAGGCATGACACATGGAGAGAGCAAAAGCCCTAGTTGAAAAGTTATCATTCGATGAATGTGTGAGAGTATTTGACGAGCTGCCGTCTGGCAGCCCGATCATGGATCTCCTTTTTGACAGAATGGAAAAACTGGACACAAAGAGATTTGAAGAATTTCTGGGATAGGAGGAATCGAGTATGAAATTAAAAGCTGGACAGACCGTAAAGGTAAAGGACATAGGACAGCTTGCGAAGGTAATCGAAACAGCCGGTAGAAATGCCGTGCTGGATTTCGATTTTCCGGAGGGCATTTGTAGAGTGAGCGTTCCGACAAAAATTATTGACTGCATCATCAAAGGAGCGACGGCATGAATTACTACGAGTTCCGGGAGAGATCCGGGAAGGATCTGAGCAAAGAAGAGTTCCAGAAGGTAGAGCTGGTATTTATGAATTGCACAGCGATAACCACACAGGATCAAATGATAAAGATTCTGGAAGCTGGAGGAATGGAGATCATCGAAATATTGTATTCGATGACGCAGGAAAGAGGCAGACACATTGAAACGATCGGAGGTCTAAGGGAAGAGATCCGGGATCTTAAAAAGGAAAATCGAGAATTGAGGGATTTCCGATCTGCAATGATGAAAGCATACAAAGAATATGGCAAATAAAACGGAGGGAAACACAATGGAAGAAAGAAAATATTATGAAATCAGCGAGACAATGGCAAAGGTAGCAAACGATATAAACAGCATGAGAAGCTACAGCGCCGGAAGCGCAACCCAGGAGTACAAGCATTATGTAGATCTGGTGTATGACTATGTGGATCGTATTGCAGAGGTCAAACCGAATCTCCTGGAAAAGGCAAAGAGAATGGCTGAGAGATACAGCCGCAAGCTGGCAGAGTATTATAACGCATATTACAGAAACGAGGCGAGCTGCCCTTCCATTCTGGTTTCCGGAGGAGGAAACTTCCCAGTTAAGAAAAAGAATCGCCAGAACAGCCGCCGCGAAAGCCTCATGCAGGATTGGAACTATCTGGAAGAGTGTGCAAATAAGATCAAGCATCTGCTCACTATGCAGCAGCCGATCCTCAGCAGTGACGAAAACGCACTGGAACAGTTGCAGGATAAGGCGAATGACTTGAAAGAACTCCAGGAGCGAATGAAAGAAATAAATAAGGCGCTTCGCATGAAAGATACAGAAAAAGGAAACGCACTTCTCGGAGATATGGGTTACACCGATGAAAAGATCGCAGAGTTCAGAACACCGGACTACTGCGGAAGAATTGGCTTTGCACCTTATACGCTCCAGAACAACAATGCAAATATCAAGAGGGTTGAGGAAAGAATTAAGAAATTGAAGGAGGCAAAAGAAAAGGGAACCACAGAGACAGAAAACGAAATTTGCAAAGTTGTTGAAAATGCGGAAGCAATGAGAATACAGCTTTTCTTCGACGGAAAGCCAGAGGCAAACGTGAGAGATATTCTGAAAAGCAATGGTTTCAGATGGGCGCCGTCACAGGGAGCATGGCAGAGACAGCTTACATCTAATGGTAAATGGGCTTGCGAAAGAGCATTAAAGCAGATCAGAGAGCTGCAGACAGCATAATGGAATTACTGACACAAGACGTTGCAAAAGAGTATCAGAGAAGAGTGGAACAGCTGCCAGACAACGGACTCCAGGACATCGGAGAGAGACGATCTCTCCGGCTGGAGCTTCAAGAAAAATACGGTTTGACAGAGCTGCAAGCAATAAATGTTCTGAATAACAGACATGTTGGAGATTGCATAACAATTCAAGCAAGGAGGGCATGGCAAAATGCAAATAGCGGAGACAAACGGATATAAGATCACGATCGAAGGAACCTGGTGCGAGATTTCAAATAAATACGGAGTTCTGGAAAGCGGAGACGTAGCGATGAAGGAGGAAGAGATCCCGGAAGGATACGCCAGTTATAAGCTGGGAGTTTTCATCGGAACACATCATGTTATGGCAATGGGGACTACAGGGGCTTGCATTAAAAGAGTTGCATATGATGAAGCGACAAAGGAATACGTTCAGCTCCAGGCGATAATTCCAGGCTGGACCGATACCTGGGTGGTTCAGAGATTTGACAACGAACTCCTCTACATGGGCGAGGATGTAACGAATTATAAATACGCGGATGAAGTGCTGGCATGGATGAAGAAAAATTATAAGATCGAGAGTTGCTTGATGGCAGAGGTTTACAGAGATAGTTTCGGAGATTGCACAAATGACGGAATCTCTTCTTTTTCCAGAGCACTTTACATCCTGGACGATCAGAAAGGACCATTTGAACCATACGACATAAGACAATGCGTATACATCGAGAAACGCGAGATCATGGGATCTGAATATGTTGACTGTAAGCCGGTGTTCTGCCGGAATCGCTGGTACATGGCTGGAGGAAATTTCCTCTATACATCAGACAGCCGATTCAAAGAGATTACAGGAGTCAGCTATCCTATCTCAATCCACGACAGATACGAGGGGTGAGCGAACCGATGAACAACGTACTGAAATATCCTGGATCAAAATGGAGAATAGCAAAAGAGCTGGTCGGTCTGATTCCAGATCATCATTCATACCTGGAGCCGTTTTTCGGCTCCGGAGCTGTTCTATTCACAAAGGAACCGAGCAGGATCGAGACGATCAATGATCTTGATAGCGAGGTGGTGGATCTGTTTAAGTGCATCAAGGAGGATGCAGACAAACTGGCTATGCTTGCGTACAACACACCGTACTCCAGGGAAATATACGATGAAGCGTTTAAAGTAAGAGAATACGATGACAAATACGAAAAGTCACTTGCATTTCTTATTCGCTGTTGGCAAGGGCACGGATTCCGGACAAACGGATACAAGGTAGGCTGGAAAAACGACGTGCAGGGCAGAGAAAGAGCGTATGCACTTTGGAATTGGAACCGGTTGCCGGAGTGGATTGTGAATATAGCAGCAAGGCTTAAAATGGTACAGATTGAAAATAGACCGGCAATAGAGTTGATATGCCGATATGATTTTGAAAACGTGTTCATGTATTTAGATCCACCGTATCTGCTTGAAACAAGAACCGGAAAACAGTACAAACACGAAATGAGCGACAGCGATCACAAAAATATGCTTGAATTGCTGCAGCACACAAAGGCGAAAGTGATGATAAGCGGCTATGAGTCAAACCTATACAATGAATACCTGGGCGGCTGGCATAAAAGATCCTTTATATCGAACTCTGAATATGGAGGCAAAAGGACTGAAATTGTATGGATGAATTACAAAACAGAAACAGGGCAAATGACATTATTTTAGGAGGATAACAAAATGGTTGTAACTTGCGGAAGAGAATGTAAATTTAGAAATTCAACCGGAGCTTGCAGAAGCGACAAGATCATGCTGGATCAGAACGGAGTGTGCGGCAAGTATGAGAAAAAGAAGATCCAAGTGTTTAGAGAGGACAATGTTGTGATTTTTGACAATGCCGGTATTCCTTCAATCATGGTCCGATACACAAGAAACAAGGATGCTGAGAAAGTACACCCGATGTTTAAGATCGGAGACGATACATACGACGAGATCTATATTTCAAAGTATAAGAATTGCGTATACAACGGCAGAGCCTACAGCTTGCCATTCCAGAAGCCTAAAACAAATGTAACGCTTGAAGAGGCTGAGGAGTTTTGCAGAGCGAAGGGCGAGGGATGGCACCTTATGACAGCTATGGAGAGAGGATACATAGCGAATGACAGCTATAAAAACAATACTCTGCCACATGGAAATACTGACTACGGAAAATACCACGCAGATCCGGAAGAGACGTGCGATCTGTTTAATGGATACCAGGGGTTGACCGGTACAGGACCGGCTACATGGTTTAGCGATCATACCGTATTTGGAGTGGACGGATTATGCGGCGATACCTGGGAATGGGTAAGAGGACTCAGACTGAACGACGGACGCCTGGAAGTCGCAAAAGAAAATGATGCGGCAGATATGAGTGTCGATCTCACAAAAGAAAGCCATGTGTGGGAAGCCGTCAAGTCAAATGGAGATCCTGTATACATTGACACGACTGACGACAGGATCAGATTCACAACAGAGAAACCGGAAGAGACAGATTATACCGGTTCACAGTGGGGAGACGTTGTATTCGACTGCGGCATAAGCGAGCAAATGGACGATCTCGCGATGTTTACAGCGGAGCCGAAAGCGTACATTTATGCGGACTCAGAAGGAGAACGTTTGCCGCTTTGTGGGGGCAACTGGTCCGATGGCGCCGGCGCTGGCGTTTTCTACGTCTACTTGGCCTCCCCTCGTACTAACTCGGGCAGCTACCTCGGTTTCCGCTCCGCTTTCTACAGAAAAACTGATAACAGATAAACTGATAGGCGGCTGGTAAGCCGCCGCTAAGAACGGGAGGAAATAAAATGTGCTTTAATGATTTCGGAGAAGATTTCTACCAGGAGAAGGACTACCAGGAAGAAATCGAAAACCTGGAAGATGCGATCCGGGAGAGCGTCAAAAAAGAAATTCTCGACAAAATGGAGAAATTGGTAAAAGAAAATAATGAACTCCAGGAGATTAAAAAGAATTTCGATAAGATCAAAAGAGATTACGACTGCAAGAAAACAAAATGTGATATTGCCATATCCAATGCAAAAAAAGAAGCCAGAAGGACCAGGCTGAAAGAACTCATGGAGGAGAATAAACTGATTAAATGGAGCATCGCCCGATGCTATGGATATAAGAAAAAGTGTGATAAATGTGATAGCGGAAGATACATAACAGTAACATTGCCGTCTGGGAGAACGGCAAATGACATCTGCTCGTGTTACGAAACGGAAATGTATTATTACATAAAACCTCATGTATTATACACGCTCTCAGATAATTATAACAGAGGAGAGGTTATAGCTCATTACGAAGCGATAGAAGGGGAAACGAGTACATATTTTAGGTTTTATGAAGGTGGACTAAGCATTTGCAACAGTGAAATGAGAAAAAAGATCGAAGAGTGGAAAAAGAATCCAGAACAGGAACAGGCATTAACAAAATTGCTGTTTAGTAGCGAAAAAGAAGCTCAGAAGATCTGTGATGAGTTAAATGCCAAAAGAGAGCATAAAGACTGGGTTTATAACATAAAAGGAGAAAAAATCGAGGAGGTACAAAAACGTGAATAAAGTTATCGAAATGGGGAGACTTACAAGAGATCCAGAGATCCGCTGGAGCCAGGGAGATAGACAAACCTGTATTGCAAGGTATACCGTCGCTGTTGACCGTAGGATCAAGAGAGAAGGAGAACCGAGCGCGGATTTTATAAGCTGCGTTGCATTTGGAAAGTCTGCTGAATTTGCAGAGAAGTATCTGCATAAAGGAACAAAAGTGCTTATAACAGGAAGGATCCAGACTGGTAGCTATACAAATAAAGACGGACAACGAGTTTATACAACTGATGTGGTAGTAGAAGAACAGGAATTTGCCGAGAGTAAAGCGGCAGCATCCGATGACCAGGGATCACAGCAAGCATCACAGAGTCAGACAGCATCCGGAGACGGATTTATGAATGTACCTCCCGGAATGGATAGCGAGCTGCCATTCAATTAGGGGGTTGCCATGGAACAATGCAAAGACTGCGATCTCAGAGACTTTGATACGATCGCCTGTGCAAAATCAGAGTTGCAGAACAGCATAAATGAATTGAAACGGAAAATCCCAATTCTGAGGATTGCAGCGAAAGACTTTGAATGTCCGTATTATCAGAGAATGGAGATAAAATGCAAGGAGTAGTAACAGAATACAAAGAGATATGCGCTATATGCGGCAGGACGACCGAAGCGGAGCATCATTTGATATTTGGTACGTCTGATCGAAATTTAGCGGAGAGGGACGGAATAAAGATCCCAATTTGTAACAACTGCCACAATATGGGGCAAAGGAGCTGCCGAATACATGATAATCCAATGGCTGAGAAATTATCAAAAATTTCCGGGCAGCTTGCCTGGGAAAAAGAGTGGATCTTAAACGAGCTGATCCAAGATAAAAATCAACGAAAGAAGATCAAGAGGGAAGCCAGGGAAAAGTTCCGGGAGAGATACCGGCAGTCGTTTTTGTAGGAGGACATATGGAATATATGAGAACTGAAAATAAAACCGATAAGTATGTCATTATTGCCATGAGAGACGGCAGATTAAAATATGTCGGGAGAGATTACAACCAAAAAAGAAATTATGGCTACACGGTAAAGATCAACAATGCGCGAACATATGACTCAGCAGAGAAAGCTGCCAACGCTATGATAAGGTTTAATATCCAGGGACAAATAGGAAGAATACAAAAGACATTTGAACTCATGGAGATAATGTGACATGAAGGATATTGACTGCATCATAGACACACCGGCATGCTTGAAAAACGGGATTTTTTGATGCATGGAAAAGATAACAGCAGAAACGGAGGGAGAACATGATTAAAGAAAACAGGGAAAACTACTGGATGCTAAATTGGTTGGATCAGTTCATGGAAGGACACAAAGGTTTTATCTGTGGTGGTTGTTTCAAAAATATTTTCAATAAGGAGAAAGTAAAAGATCTTGATATATTTTTCCGATGTTCGAGTGATTGGGATGATGCAATCGAATACTTCGACAGTATGACTGCCGGATATTCAGATGAAGTGTCAGAGGATACAGTTTCAGAAGAAGATGCGCAGTACAGATTCTTGTACGAAAACGACAATGTAAAAGCGTACATCCATAAGAAAACAGGAGTACGGCTTGAATTGTGCAACAAGATTTTTGGAACAGCAGAGGAGATAATAAGCCAGTTCGATTTTACCATAACAAAATTTGCATATTACAAAGCTGAAATTGAGGATGAAACGGGTGCAGAGGTAGAAGAAATTCCGTTTGATGTTGAATCTGCGGGAGAAAAGATTAAAACCCATATAGAGTATAGGGTTGAATATGATACCGAATATGAAGTTATCGGCAACATATTTGACAACCCGGAATTGTTGGAGGTGTAGGCATGACGGAGAATGAATTAAAAGCAGTAAGATTTATCAAGAGTATCAAAAACCATGCAATGGTAACTCTAGATCATATCGCCAAAGAAGAACCCAATGTAAGTCCGCTTGTTTATAAAGGTAGAGAAGAAAAGGCAGACACTATACTGGCAATGGTGGAAGAGTTAAAACAGTACCGTGCAATCGGCACACCGGAAGAATGCCGGGCGGCAATGGAGAAACAGGCGAAAAAGAAAGTGTTGCACAATGAAAAAGCGAAGAGATATTTTTGCCCGATATGTGAAAGAAAATGCAATTATATGCACAGCTTATATTGCTCTGGATGCGGTCAAAAAATAGATTGGAGTGATGAAGAATGACATATCTCGTATACATGAATTACATGATGCTTGTTTTTATGTGCGACTATATGCAAATCCTTCCAAGTGAACTTATAGGAATCTTGATTATTTTGGGTGATGTGGCACTAGCCGTACATGTTTGTTTGAAGGACAAAAGAAAGGAGAAGGAGAAAAAATGAGAGAAGGACTTTGCCGGAGGAAGGAGGAAAAATGGATAAATTTGAAGAGGAACAGGCTAGAAAAGAAGAAAAGATGCTGGATATTTTAAGGCACGCAGACAAGGCAGTGAGAAAAACGACATTTGGACCAACAGACTACATAAGCATAATCAGATCATATGAGGTACTGGCTGAATATCGTGCGATCGGTACGTTGGAAGAATGTCGAAAATCGGTAGAAATCTGCAAAGCTATGATCGAACGGAATGTCACACCGGAAAACATGGAAGAGTATATGAAATTCGAGGACGAGTGCATACAGAAAGACTTCACGTTTGATTCACTCCTGGAAGCCAGGAAAAGGATGACGGCGAAAAAGCCTGCTGAAAAAGAAAATGAATATGGAGACATATATGCTGTATGCCCGAATTGTGGAGAGCATATCATCAACTATTTGAACAAAAACGTACTGCCCTCTCATTGTATGATGTGCGGCCAGAAGATAGATTGGAAGGTTGAAAAAAATGAGTTTCCATAAAAAATCAGAAGTTCTACGCTGCTCTAAGTGTAATAACGGATTACAGTACGCATCGGAGAGCAAACAAGGTCCGTTATTATGGTGTGATAAGTGCGACAAATTGTATTTATATACAGGACCAGAATCATTTGTAATTGCAAAAAATATACCAGATTACCTTATAAGTGAAGCTATGAACGAACTGTTTTTAAGAGAGCTAAAATAAAACAAGAAGAAGTTTAGAGCTGCTGGTGATATATGAGATAGGAGGAAATCTATGGCTACAGGCACAGGAAAATTTGACAAGAACGGAGACGAAATGCTGGTAGGGGACATCGTACATTTTCGTACAAATGGTTTATCCGGAAAGGGTGTCGTGTATCTTGCAGACAAGCCGGACGAGCTGGGAGAGGATCTTTTCCGGATCAGAGATACCAGAGAAGGGAAAAGTTACGGCAGGATCTATCCGTTTTACGAGCATGGAACTACATACAGAATAGACGGACATATAGACCAGGAAGGAGGTGGAGAAAGTGCTGACACTGACAATTAAGGGTAATTGGTATGATAAGATCGCGTCCGGAGAAAAAAAGGAAGAGTACCGGGAAATAAAACCATATTATGATAGTCGGTTACTGAAATTGTTCGAGACTACCAGGGAAAATCTCAAACTGCCATTTCCAGAGCCGGACAACATCAGACAGATTGTATTCAAGAACGGTTACTCAGCAGACAGCCGGAAGTTCGTTGCCGACTGCAAATTATCCATTGGAACCGGCAGGGAAGAATGGGGAGCTGATCCGGACACTGAATACTACATCCTGCACATTATCAACGTAGAGGAGTTATAGAATTGGAAGAGACAAACAAGCCGCATATGTTCGAAGATTGCATACACAGGGAATATTGCCTTGGAGCTTATGTAAAAGATCACTGGTGCGGCAACCACACAGAAAGGAAATGAATATGGCAAAAGAAAAGAAATTTTCACTGAATCGCAAGCAATATAACGAAGTCCGTAAAATGGATCATACGCAAATGAACGAATGGGCTGAAAAGATCTTCGATTATGGATATAAAGTTGGAGCCGATCAGAACAAGGGGATCACAGACCAGGAGATCAGAAAGGCACTTTCCACGGTAAAGGGAATCGGAGAGAAAAAGATCGAAGCGATCATGGAAGCAATCGCAGCAAAAAGATAATGTGACAGTTGCGTTACAAGTGACGTAACATAAAACGGTTGAAAATGTAGATAGAATGTGTCATAATTCTGTTATACATATGTTAAAAATGTAAGATATTATTCGTAGTCTGTAACATAGGGGATGCTATGCTGATTAAATAA